TCGCGCGAAGATTTTCAAAACTTCGCGCGAAGATTGAAAAAGTTTCGCGCGAAACTCATCCCCTGTGATGCCCATAACTTACACCAAGTGATGCGCATCAGTTGTATCAACTTATGCGCATGACTTAAAAAACAACCCTGTAAGAAAAAACAACGACAATATGTTACTATCCACAAACAAAGAACTCCGCCTGCACATACCCAGCAATGCGTTCGACGACGTAAACCTGCTTCAAGGCATACTCGATAATAGCGAAAAAGACTTTCTGCGCGACAAGTTAGGTACACCCCTCTATAATCGATTGTGCGCATACTATCAGCAAGAAGTCACGCCCGAAGCCTTTTACCTTGCCGTGACCAACGGCACCTATGCGCAGCACCCTTGGCAAGAACTTTTGCTCAATGCCCAGCGCATGGTGGCCAACGACACCATGTCACGCTATGCCTATCAGCAACTCATCTCGGCCAACGGAGCAGGCATGAATATGGCTGCAAGCCAAGACTATGCCGTGGCTACCGACAAAATGCTTGACAAGGGCGTACAAGGCTACAAAAAAGAGGCGATGGTGTCGCTCAACAACCTCTTGCTTTTGCTTGAAGGTTGGGCAAAACTGACGCAGCCCATGCTTATCTCCGTACCGACAGAAGGCGATAGCGTACAGAAGACGGACGGAAACGTACAGAAGACGGACGGAAACGTACAGATTGCAGAGATTGAGGAAATCGTAAACCTTTGGCAACAGAGCGAATACTACTATCTGCACCACGATTTGCTCATTCCCACTTGTGCCGTACTTCAGCAGTACATTGACATCTATGCCAATCGCGACAAGTTCATTCGTCTTATTCCTGACCTCCGCTTCATTCAAGACGAGTACATTACCGATGTGCTTGGCGAAGATACTTTGAACGTGTTGCTCCATGCCGATGACGATCAATCTCAGCGTATGCTCCGTAAGGTGCGCAGACTCATGGTTGCCTATCTGGAGGAGCGCACCACCGTACTGAGCATCGATAAAACCCGTCGTCAGCAAGCGCACAACGAGAGCATATCCCTGCGCACTTCCATTCAATCTATGCTGAAAGCGAAGCAGGAAGCAGAACAAGCCAAAGCAGAGATTGCGCCCGACGATAACAAGGGCTATGAGAACAACCAACCCGGCTCAAAGATTTTTGTACCGCCGATGTTGTATTAAAGTGGAACTTGATTTATAAAGCGAATGATTAACGCGGAATTAGATTTCAGATACGAGGATGTGTTGGCAAAGTTCAACACATCCTTTCAAAAGAAAATACTGCACAGCATCGAACTGCTTCGTAAGGCAGAACGACTTGCCAAGTCCTATGACAAGGAAAATGGTTACTACCTCGCATTTAGCGGAGGAAAGGACAGTCAATGTCTTTACCACATGGCAAAGTTGGCTGGCGTGCAGTTTCAAGCGCACATGAACCTTACAAGCGTCGACCCTCCCGAAGTAATCCGTTTTGTACGGAAACAATACCCCGATGTGTTGCTTGCCAAACCACACGACAGCATTTATAATGTGGCAATAAGAAAAAAAATCTTGCCTACCAGGCGTGTGAGGTGGTGCTGCGAGGAATACAAGGAGATGGCTGGGGCTGGCAAGGTTACACTTATCGGCATTCGTAAAGCAGAATCTGTGCGAAGAGCTAAACGCAATGAAGTTGAAATAAACAATCGCTCTTTTAGTGGCACACTTGACGAACTTGAAGATTACCGAAAACAAAAAACCGCGAAGGCCAAGCAACGAAAAGCACAAAAGAATGGCGAGGGCGTGACCATAGTCAATGCCGACGGCGAGCGTGTCCTTGGCTGTATCAGAGGCAAGGAGTCGCTGCTTATTTCGCCTATCATTGAATGGACTGACAAGGAGGTTTGGCTATTCCTTAACACGCTCGGCATAGCCCATTGCGAACTTTACGACCAAGGCTTTAACCGTATAGGCTGCATTATCTGCCCTATGAGTTCTCCAAAGCAACAAGCAAAAGGAATGATGCGATGGCCTCATGTAAAGCGCAACTGGATTAAAGCCATCAAAGCTATCCGTGCTGGGGGGGGTATTTCAAAAAGAATATATTTGGTGGAACATCAAACGCGACCTCATTCCGTGCGACAATCGCAGAGGATTGCTCCGAAAACAAACCGCACAGGAACGCAACCGAAAAAGTCACACACAGGGTTTTCGGATAGCTCCTCGTCTGACAGCTTGACAGAGGAGCAACAAAACGAAATAGCTGAAAACATCTTTGATTGGTGGATCTCTGGCAAATCATACAAACAATGGTATGCGGAGAAGTTCCTTCAAACAAAATTAGACCTTGATGAATAACAACAAATCAACACAACTATAATATGAACAATATCATTCAAACCCTCACCCCTGCCCTATCCGCTCGTATGCTCACCACCGAGCAACGTGAGGCTTTTGAACAAGGCTTGACCTTGCTCGAAGGAACAACAAAGGCACAAGCATTCGTGAGGGATAGCAGAAAGTTTAAGGATTATCACCGCCGTGTCCGTCAGTTGCTCACTTATCTGCAAACGATTGACACCACTGACGCACAGTTGAAAAAGAAGCGTCGCGTGGGACGCCCGACCAAGGAGGAACAAGCCGAATATGCGGAATTGAAAAAGCGACAAGCCTTGCAGGAAGCAAAGGATTCGCTCTTTCCCGAGATAAAGCCCGACCTCACCCTGCAACCGCTCACCTACAATGGCATTGTGGCCAACCCTAATGGTGAGAGCATTGCCTCTACTATGCCCCACCTCATGCAGCTGCGCCCGTTCCTGTCTGCACCCTTGCAAGAGCAAATCAACACCTTGCGTGACCTCCGCAACGAAATGGCATCGAAAGCAGAACAAGCCAAAACGATGGCTGAAGCTAACGAAAAGGCAAATAAGGCAATTTACACGGAGGAAGAAATTGCCGAACTCGCTACACGCGCCGTAAAAATAGAGAGCGACATCCTGCCCTCTATCTACATGGCAGTTGACCGCGAAATGGGCGAGGTGTATTTGCGCCTTAGCCAAAGAACGGGCGACCCCGAATACATTAAATACGTAGAAAAGAACTTCAACATTGCGCCACAAGACCTCCGCACGCAGTTCAAGCCGTTTTACGAAAAGGCACAACAGCGCGACCCACTCTTTGCACAAACCATTGCCGACAAGATAGCCGCCGACCGACCGGAGGTAAAAGCTGCCAGAGACAAGGCAGCCAAGCACAAGGCCGAGGCAGATGCGCTCATCAAATACATTTGCCGTAAGGACAAGCCCAGCACCAAGGCTCGCATAAAAGGGCTGCGTGAGCGAATTGACTTGCTGCGCAATGATTATTCCGACATCGTGACCGAGGACGAACTGGCGGGCTACGAAGCCATTCTCACCCGGACGATTGAGGAAGAGAGCAAATGATGTAAACTAATAATGCGATTAAAAACCGTTGGTTCTAAAAGGATTTTTAATCGCATTATTAGCTTTTGTAATGTGATTTATTGGAATTGCAATCATAAAATCCATAATTTTGCAATTATAAAAACATTTTTCTTCATAAAGAGCAATACTATGGAATTACGACATTTGAAATCATTCGTTTATGTGGCCGAAACGCTCTCATTCAGTATTGCTGCCACAAGGTGCTTTGTCACGCAGTCGGCCATTAGCCAGCATATCAAAGCCTTGGAGGACGAGCTGGGCTGCAAATTGCTCATTCGCACTGCGCGAGGCATTATGCTTACCGAAAGTGGCGAAGCATTGTTGCCGCGTGCCAAAGAAATTCTTAAACAAACCGAGGATAGCAAGGAGCATATCAATGCCCTTAACAACTGCATGACGGGCGAATTGCGCCTTGGCGTAGGTTCGTTTATCGCCCCGTATGTACGCATGGCAGCAGTCATTTTCATGGAGCGCTACCCCGGCGTAAGGCTCAATGCCGATTTTGCCAAAGCTTGTAATTTGAACAGCATTTTGCGGGCGCACCAAATCGACCTTGCCTTCACCATGAACACTGCTTATAAAAACGAGGGCATTCAGTCAAAACCTTGCATACCATTTAATATCTATGTAATCATGCACAATGCGCATCCCTTGGCAAGAAAGGATAAAGTGAACTATGAAGATTTGTTGCTGCACAATGTGATTATGCCCGATGTGGGAGAACGTGTCTTTGAAACGGTGCAAAAGTATATTGACCGCGACTTGACGAAGCTAAAGGTGAAGTGCATCATCAACGATCCCGATGAAGACCTTGCAGTGGTGGAACAGACCAACTACATTTCGTTCATGCCCAAGCTCTACTTAAAGCACCACCCTGCGTTGGTGGCTCGCCCCCTTGTAGGACTTGAAAACCAACTCATGAGCAATGCCCACTGGATGCAAGATGTTCCGCTAAAGCGATCGGCACAAATTTTTCTTGACATCATAAGGAATGAAGTGGTGCCTTATCTGTCGAAGTTGGAACAGACTTACTAATTTGAAACGGCCCGTCCTCGCTCCTGCAAAGTGAGCGAGGATTTTTTTATGCTTGTATTAGTGTGGCTGATAGGTAATGCTCGGTTGAGTACACTTAATAAGGTAAATGTTTTTTTCGCTCTTATACGATATATCTTTGCGGCAAGTTCAATGTTGAACGAAACGCAAACACAAAAACATTATGCACATTAAAACGAATGATGGCAACTACGATGTTGCCAGCAAGGGCTTGGGCAACACTGCCCTCGGACTTGGCATTGCAGGATTGGCTACCAGCCTGTTGGGTGGTGGTGCGCTCTTGAGCGGTATTGGTGGCGGTAAGACAATGACTGCCAACCCCAACGACCCCAATTCGAGATTTGTAACCAAGAGTGAGACGGACCTTATTCAAGAGAACTCAACGCTCAAAACCGAACTTGCCATTCAGAAGAGCGAAAACTACACCGACAAGAAATTGGTGGAAGTAACTGCTTACATTGACGGAAAGGTGAACCGCCTCGAGGACAAGGTGAATGCCAACAAGGATGCTCAGCAGGCTATCAATGCGCAGCAGATGGCGTACAATGCCGCCGCTAACGCCAACATCGATGTACTGAAGTCGCAAGTGGCAAGCCTTTCGAGCGTAACTAAACTTTTTGTGCCGTCAACCAACGTATGCCAAACGGGTTGCGGTTGTGGCTGTAACGCTTAAACCTATGCAGTGAGTATGGAATATAAGAACTCACAGATATTGGCAGCAGTCGTGTCGGAATGGGCACGACCTGCCATTTCACAGATAGCCGCAGGCAACTTAATGCGGTTGCCAATGCTCCAATCATTGCAAGCCACGATTGGCTCGCTTGGCTTGGTGAGCGGGGACTATGCCTTGCAAAAGGATATTGAACCGCTCATACAGCCAGTAGTCAACTCGCTCGTAACACCCATGCTGACTAAATACTTTGGGCAAATGCCTGAAGAAAGCATTCCGCAGTTGGCACACGACATCGTAGACAAGGTGCGCTACAATGGTCCGCTCAGCATTCTCGAGGGCTTGATTACCTTTGACGAAGAGGACCTTGACGAATTGGCTGACTTGCTGCAAAAGAACTTGCCCGTTGAGAAAGTAGAGGGCTATCAGGTGAAACGGTAAGAGAGTATGAACATGGAAAAGCGGCGGCAAGCATCGTCGCTATACTAAAAAAGAAAACCGAACTATGAACAAACGAACTATCCCAGCCATTATAACGGCTACACTCGCGGTAGGTGCTACTACCGCCGCACCTTATTACGACATTAACATCACACAGCAACTTTGTACACCGGCTTGTGTGGACGAAACGCCCGTGTTTGAACCCAAATTCTCGGTTAAGAGCATAGCCAATGTGGGTACATCGCAGTACATTGTGGTTATACACGTTGAAGGCGTGATTAGTTACATTCCGTGTAATTGCGGTGCGTGCTGCACACGCTCACAAGTCATTTCGCAAGATTTTACCATACCCGTGTTCAGTGCCACTGCCATCAACGCGGTAACGGTTAATGCCGGAGCCGCACACAACGGCATAGCACGTATTGCTTGTTGCGATTGCTCTCGCACATTCGTGTCAGACGTGCCCGTCACATTAAGCATCGCAACCACATAACCCTATGATTATATTGACAGCCATAGCCGCCATGATAGCGGCCACACTCATACAACATTTGGGATTGGCCGAAGCCATTGCCAAAGTGGTTACTAAAGTTGCTTCATGCAACCAATGTTGCACCTTTTGGTTTGTTTTGGCTGTATTGGTATATTGCCACCATGACATTGTTGTGTCGGTTATGCTGTCAATACTTATGGCTTATGCCTCTAATTGGTTCGTGTTATTATTGATGTGTTTACAACGCTTATTTACTTACTGGAATGAAAAAAGAGAAAAAGGAAAAGGAGGTTAAGCAGACTGAAACACCGCAACCCCCTCAACGGCCAAAAACCATCGCTACTTTAGTGCCTATTGTTCCACATTTTAGGGGGATATGCCCCCATTGCTAAATAGAATAACACAATGAATTATACTCAACTCTTAGATCAAGCAAAAACGAATGGTGTAATCACAGATAAAAAAATGTCAGCTGCCATGCAACAAATGTCGTGTGACTTGAAGCAGATTAAGGAGGCTGATGAACATCTGTACTGGAACATTTTGCGCCGTCAGCATGAAGTGTTTTACGAACGCCATTATTCTGAGAAAATGGCGAACCATGATGTGAACAATCTTGTGTACAGTGAATGCGATGAACAAGGTGAACCCGCTGGGCAAGGACCGCATTGGTCTATTGTGAAAGTAGGCGAACTTACGCGAGATCTAAAGTTTCACCCCAAAGTCAACCATTGGGACAAATATGTTGCGTTTAATGCCATGTATGCTGATTTGTCGGGAACGATGAATGATGAAGATATTATCAAAGCAGCCTATGCCTTTTACTTCTGCGATGCTGATTGGCAACAAACGGAAAATGATTGCACTAAAATCTGGGATTATATGTCAATGCACGCCGCCATGTAGCGTTTAGCATGTAAAATCCTTAACAACTAAACAACATTAACTGAAGCCAACTTGCGCCTCTACATGGAGCCGCAGGTTGGCTTCCTTCGTATGTGGCTTGTCCTTACATCGGGAAGTGGATTACCTAACTTTGTCATAAACGAACACACGTGTAGAACTAAAACTAACGACACTTATTAGTATGGCACAACTTGACCCTATTGCAAAGTTTATCCTCTCATACGAAGGTGGATTTGTGAACGACCCTAAAGACCGCGGTGGAGCTACGAATATGGGCGTTACCATTGCCACTTGGCGGGCGCAAGGCTACGACAAAAACGGAGATAGCGTGATTGATGTAAAGGACTTGAAACTGCTATCAGTGCAGGACGTCATGAAAATCATGCGCAACAACTATTGGAACCGTTGGAAGGCTGACAGCATTCAAGATCAGAACTTAGCCAACATCCTTGTTGATTGGGTTTGGAGCAGTGGGAAAAACGGCATTGTTATTCCGCAACAAATGCTTGGTGTTACAGCTGATGGCATTGTTGGTCCCAAAACCATCAAGGCACTTAATTCCGTTCCGCCAAAAACATTCTTTGAGAAACTGCGCAAACGTCGTTTGCAGTTTATCGACAATATTATCAAGCGCAATCCATCGCAAAAGCGTTTTGAAGCCGGGTGGTACAGACGCATTAACGCCATTAACTATGGCTTTATGATTGCGAATAACAGACTTAAAATAACATGGTAATTATGACTGATGCTTACGACCTATTAAAAGACACTTGTACCCGTGCTTGCCACGACCGCCATGCTTGCGTCAACGGCTACAAACAGATGCTGGCTTCAACGAACGTAAGTCAGATGATGGCTACATGGAGGGATAATTGGGAAGATGTGGTAGAAAGCAAATATGCCGACATTATCCGCACGGAGTTGCCCAAGCAATACCCACTACTAAAGGACGAAATGAACAAGGCAGGTATCTACCTGAACGAATGCCCCGAAGATGCCCAATCGTTTGTCCTCGTGCTCGTGACTGATTGCGATAAGGAAATTTCCATACATGGAAAAGCGAGCGCATACATTCTTGGCGAGGCTACGGTGTCAGTCTATGAGCATGCACAAGCGTACAGCTCACGATGCGACGAAGCGCGCATTTTCCTTCACGACTATGCTTATGGCAACATAAAGAAAGGACATGTGGTAGCCTCCGACCGGTCGCATTTTGAATGCTCAAGCGTGGCCGTGATTGATGGTTGTGTGCAATGTATAATGAAAGGTGGCGAAGCGCATGTCATTGCCTGCAAACGAGTAGACGCTTACAACGGCACCCTCGTTTATAGTTCCACTCCCGACCGCATATATTTAGATGAAAGTTCCCAATTAAAGCCTTATAGAAATGAATAGTAAACTTGTAATTCTTGCGAATGAACAGCCTCTCACGTTAGGGGATGATTTCTCTATTAGCGTTGAATTGAGTAACCCATTGTTCAATGACAATGATGTTTTTTCTTATCCGGTAAGTGTCCCATTGGAGGGAAACCGACATATCTTGAAGAATATCGACGACATCAATTCCGATATTCGCCCAGTAAGTTATGAGCATACCCCCATGCGAATTGTGGCAGATGGTGTGCCTTTTGCCAATGGTACAGCCGTTATGCAAGAGGACGAGGAAGTGGCGGGTGCAGTGGCAATGAATATTGATGCGAGCACTCAATCATTCGACGATTTGATTGGCGACTTGAAATGTAATGAAATAGAGATACCTTCACGGTACGACGACCAGCTGATTATTGGGGAGAAAATAGATGAAGTGAATGTAAATATCACATATTCAACATCTGTAACTATAAAATATGAGGGGAAGAAAGGAGACAAGGATTATGCTTCTGCCGGTTCAAGATCCACAAAATCTTCGCTTTCACCTCAAGCGTTAGGTTTTTCTTATCCCGCACAATGCGAAGAAACAGGAACCATACACGAAGCAGTGAAAGCTTCCACACGCGACTACCCAAACTACAAATTGGTTATTCCGAAGGTGGTAAAATCTTACATCAACGTGTCTGATCCATATCCCGTCAAGCCATACTGTAATGCGAGAGTGTGCTACAAGCACTACGCACTTGAGTCAGACGGAACAACTTCTGACGAGGTTGTTAAAGTTCCATTGCAGTCAGACCCAAAAATCCAATTTGAGGATCACGGCAAAATCTGGGCACTTGAGGCAGACCGCCCACAATCGGGCATTTGCTTTTATGTGCTATTCTTCCTTGATTGTTTGTTTGAACATCTTGGCGTGTCTTTTGACAAATCGGCATTGATGCAAGTAGGCGACTTCCAGCGTCTTTGCTTTTTTACAACCAAATGTTCTTACAAAACCAAGCCTTTATACTATAAGTCGCTCTATACAAAGGACGATCCACTTGTAGAAGCCGGACTAAAAACAGAGGGCGATATAAAGTACGGTTTCTTTCATAAAGAGGTTGACGGAAAGGAAGTTGATACACTTTTTGATGATGTGAACAAATGGTTGGAAAGCAGAGGTTGTGGCGGCACGCTCTCGTTAGATGGTGTCACAAATAAATCTTTGCAGGAGTTTACCTACACACCAGTCATATATGAGGTATACAAAGAGCCAGAACCGGGCTTCCCTTTATCTATGTCAACTAAAACACGTGTGGTGAAAAAGTTGTCGGACAGTCCAACTACGGTAAAAGTGGGCGAAAACGAAGTGCAAAGTATTACAGCAAAGTCTGTAATCACAAATGCTGATATGTACGCAAGCATTGTACGTATGATAGCCGACGAGAAGAACTTTCCAGATGAAACCGTTTCGTCTGTCATAGAGTCATTGGAAGCTCAATTCGGCATCAAATTCCACTACGATTATGAACAGAAAAAAGTGACTGCTTATCTTATTCGTGATATCTTTCGCAAACAGCAGAAGAAACCGAGACAACTCTATGTGCAGATGCACTCCATAACACAGATGAGTGAGAAAATTACGGGTGTACGTGTAGGCTATTCTGCCGAAAGTGATACAACAGAACAAAGTCGTAACATCAGAAATGGTGTAAAGGAATATAACACGGATTATGACTACATCGACTATAAGAAGAACAAAACAATAACGAATGAAGTTTATAGCGACATTATCCATAAAATCACCAACACCAACGACAATGTTTATATAGACAAGACCACGGGCAATAAATACCGCATAAAGGTTGACTCGGATTTTACAGATGGCGATAGCATGAAGCCGGCACTTTTTGAGGTGGGTGCTTACAAAGGCGTTGAACTTGGCGATTGCTCTAAAAAGAATGATGATTATGTGCAGGAGTTTTTGTCTGACTTCACGCCAGTGGGCATGATTGATATCAATTACTACAATGCGACGTCGGCAAGCAAGGGAGGTGATTGCATGACTGACAGCCCGCAGCAACCTACTGAGCCCGGCACTTACCAAGGTAATGTTGTGGAGGATCTAAATTGGAGCTCGGCACAAAACATTATGGCCGCCTACATTGATGAAGATATGGAGCATGAGTTTATAACGCAATATGCGAGGAAACCAATATCGTCAGATGTGGCAGACTTTTACGTAAAAGAAACTTTGCAACTTGCTGAAAGCTATGACCCATCGGGCACCGACGATGGCAATTCGCCGCTGCAATCATACGATTGGGGCGTATCGATAGCCATTATGCGCGGTGGCGGTGCTGACTCCGACGTTGAAAGTTATTCACCCGATTATGATGGCTTCGGAAACAGCAAATGGCGCACAACCATTGGTAAATATGCCCTATCTACCGACTCGATTGACTGCTATGGGAATGTGTATGATTACAACGGCAAATGGGAAGGTATAGGTAACGAAGAACGATTTTCGTTAAAGCCTCGTGCATGGGTTCAACCTGATTGGGCAGATGCCCCACTGGTGGTAAGCGATCCGTTGATTAAGGATAGAGGTTACTTTGACACATTTCTGTCTGAATATGCCTATTTCCTTCTTAACCGAAAGAAGTATATGGTGCGTTGTTCTGCTACCGTGGTACAGATAGCTGACATTCAAAATCACTGGAAGGAGTGGTGGTTGATTGACGGCAAGAAGTGTCTTATCAACAGAATAAACGTTGACGTTTCCGCCCAAGACGGTTTGGGCGAAGTAGAACTTGAAGTATTTAGTATCTAACAACAAGCAACTATGGCAAGGACAATAAAACTTACATCAGGATCGGTGCTGAATGGCAATCCTATCACCTTAGAAGTGCAACCCAATGTTGTCACAGACACAGACAGCAACAAGCATATTATTTATCCATCATTCCATCGTGTCATACTTGAGGTGGAATGTGGCATGAGTGGAGGAGATTTTGAAACGATAAAAATGTCGGCACCCGTCTTTGAAGAGAGTCAAACGACTTCTATTCAGTTTGACATTTCTTCTGCGCTCCGCACTTTTCGCGATGCCTATGAATACACACCGACCCCTACCACATATCCATTGGTGAAGTTTCGGGTAAAAGCTTACGATGAGTATATGCTCGACGGCCAAGTTCATCCCAACATAAGCACGGTGGTTTATCCGGCAGACGTAGATGGCAAGGCACAATATCTTTGCACGCTGTTCGGTGCCTTTTCTGATTACGAACGATTGTCAGGTGGTGGCGGTGGCACAATGGGGCTGATTTCACTCAGCCGCAAGCCCACGTCAGCACCGCAACTTGTGGGCATTAACTCGGCATTTGCTTACACGCCTTCATACACTACAGAGCAGCATTTGTTGAGCAGTGCTGCTTTGGTTGCTCCTACCTCAAAAGAGGTTACGCTTACTAAAGAAGGACTGCAAAATATAGAAGGACAGAGCGTGTATGTGCTTTCAGAGGATTACAAGCGCCAATATTTCCGCTTTATCAACTCATTAGGTGTATTGGAGAGTGTGAGTCTGCCAGAGGCTTATAGCAAAAAATTCGCTGTCACGTCAACGCCCTATTCTGTGTCACGGCAGGAAACATTCAACAGCTTTTCCCGGTCTGTAATAAAAAAGACAAACAATAAGGAGTCGTGGCTGTTCATGACCGACGCATTGACTGAGGATTGGCTGTCATGGTATTTGCATGAGTTCTTGATGGCGGAGCATATATGGATTAGCATCAATTCCCGTTGGGTTCCATGTAACATCACGGTTGAAGATGAAATAACCTTTATCGATCGCACAAAACAAGAAGGTTATACCTTGTCATTTGTCGTTGCGTTCGACGTAAATGGCTGCATTCCTGCCTGACACGTTGTCCATGTGGTAAACTGTGAACACCCTATCTTTGTTATTAGAAAAAGGAAACAAGTATGACACAAGCAACACCAAAGGACTATTGGATTTCGCCGGAAGCATTATATATAGAACTGAATGCCATGGGCGATCCCGACTACATACAGGCTTCGTGTGTCAGTGGTGCTCAAATTCTGGTTTATGTAACGGGCATTATCTCTTATGATGCCGGCCACAATTATCAACGTTGGCCAATACAGATTTCGCCCACAGTATTCAGCACGCATTCTGAGAAGTATCTGTATGTTGCCATTCCGCGTACCACCCAAGATGGTTCTTATGCCCAGATAGTATTCCCATCGGAGTTAGTTGACATTTATGGCATTAACGCTGAAGGCACTCAAGTTGGTTCTGAGAAGTATTATTACATATTTCTGCAAGGCATCATATCGTCATCTGGCGACAATGGCGCAAACAACCGCGTTTGGAGCCAATCCCTATCAACTGGCGTGTTAGCCTCCGATGAAGCTATATCGTCGATAACGAAAGAGAGCGAATGGTATGACTATTCAACGGTTTCCGGTCTTGTTACCTTTCTCAAGGACTTGACTATGAAGGCAGGCACCACATTCATTCAATTGTTTGCAAAGACAATTGATGTGGTGTCTGGCGGTGCTATCAATTTGGCTGCGAATAGCTCTATCAATTTCGACACGAACGGACATATTAACCTTGGCACTGACAGTTCCATTACCTTTAAGGGCCAGGGGACTGTTACCGGATTGGCCGACAATGATACCGACAAGAGGTCAGAGGACAAGATTGTCACGCCAGCCTATGTTGACAACAAAGCCCTGTCTCGTGTGCATGCTGATACAGCAAGCGGACATATAGGCTTTTTAGACGGCCTTTCGTCCGACGAGTTGAGCGTGATGAAGAAAGGCGTGCAGTTCGGCGAACATTTTGCCGAGGGGCTGACTGGGTTCGGTGGCAAGATTGATGGTGATGGTGCTGCGCAACTTGACTCGCTCACACTTCGCTCATTCCTCGAAGTTCCCGAATTGCGTTTCAATCGTGTTTCCATTCAAGTTGGCAATCGTTGGCGTGCACCAGGCGGTGGCATTATCGACCATGTTGTGATAGATTGTGATGAAAACGGCAATGAGCTATATAGCGGTACTGCTTACCTCCATCTTGAAGAAGGTGAAATTGGCAAGGTGTACGAGGATGATATTTGCCAAGGTATATGGCACGATGGCATCAATCCTTCCGAAAATGAGACCGATGACTTTGACGACAGCAAGGGTAATTTCAAGTTTTCGGGTTTTTACACTGCTTATTTCCGCATAGACAAAGTGCTGAGCGTAAATGGCGGCACGAACAATGCCTTCCACTACTCCTTGCGCAATGATGGCAAATGGAAACTGTTTAAGCACCCTGCCAGCATGATGCACTTTGTGTGCTATGGCAATTTCTCGAATGTCGACCGCCAACAGTCGCGATATTCCACATTGACCTATGAACGCTATCTAACTGAAGTCAACACATGGGAGTTCAGCGAAAGCAACATAGCTGCTCAGTTTGGCGACTTGTCAAACCTCTCTGTCTTTGGCTTGAAAATGGACGGGTATTCCGCTTACTTGAAAAACATCTACATGAGCGGTACCATCAAGCAGTTTGAAGCCATTGGGCGCAAAATGGTGATTGACCAAAGTTTGAACGGCTATATGGCACCCGACGAAACCGAAACGGTTACGGTGCAAATTGTTGATGGTTATATGCAGGACCACACCAACGAATATAACTTTAAGGTGGAGCGCGACACAGGTGATGCTGCTTCGGATGCCGTGTGGAACGCCAAACCAGAGCATTTGAATTGTGGCTCGGTGTTTAATATTTCGTTTGATGATTTGCACATCAATGCCGAGCATGGCGGTATTAGTACCATGTTCTATGTCACAGCCACAAATGGCAAGGATAATGCAGTGACGGCTTCTATTGAATACTAACAAAACTAATAAATAAAGTATGGCTACGCAAAAAAGAACCTTTCAGTCTGAGCGCAAACACACGCGCCTTAATTTCTCGCCACTCATTATTAGTTGCGAATTGGTGTGTGTGTCGGCCGACTCCCCCACAGCGCAAACGGCCAATAGTTTGTTGGGGCAGTATGAGCCGGACCGCAGTGTTACGCCCACCATCATTCGCCCGCAAACCCGTGTGAACGATCCCGATGGCATTTACACGTCGGGCATTAACAACATGAACCTTGCCAGCGATGCGCATCAGTGGTTTGTCAATTCTAAGCCCATTGCCTCGGTGTGGAAGGTGAACACCGACTACCGTATTATTAAGGACGATTCGGCTGATAATGGCAGTTTGGTCGTTATGCGCAACATTGCGCCGGGCGATGTAGCTGAGCTATCCTATAAAGGTACTTTCAACGATTTCCGCACGGGTACTAATTATGTGGTGAGTGCGAATGGACTGGTGCTGACAACAACTGATAAAGGCACTAACAAGTTCGACTGCTCGATTGATTGCGAACAGCTCATTTACGACCCCTTGCAGGACGAGCTCCTGTTGTACGAATACCTTGTAGCAGAGGGCATTGAAAAGGGTGGGCAGCGCGACAAGTTTGTTAATGGCAAGAGTTATGAGCGCACCATTACGGCCACCGTCACGTTAGGCACAAGCACCCTGTCTGCCTTGCCCGAAGGCACCACCATGCGTTTGGTTGAACGTGGGAAAAGCACTGCCATTGTGCCTAATTCGTTGGAACACCCCGAAGTGAAAAAGGTGGCTTTCCCGAATGTGGGCTTCGACCTTCGCTTTGTGTTTAACAAGGAGTATGAGGTGCAGTTCGTCAATGCTAATGGCGAGGTGCAGGCACGTTCGGGTTTGAGCATTGTGCGCAACATGAGCATGCTCACTCAGTACGAGGTTGCCCGATGCACCGACATTGTGCAAGGTCAGCAGCGGTATTCCAATTATGGCTTATTTTCGTTGGGCGATCGCATGGTGCAATATCCTGAGTTGTATTACAACATTCAGTGGTGGACGCAAGCCCGTGTGTACGATGCAGCCAAAGGCACTTACGTGTATGCCGACCGCATTGACCGCCAGACGGGGCAGAGCATGGAGTGCAGCGTGTCATCGTTGGGCATTGGCGTGAAAAAGGATTTGTCGTGGTTTGATGTGGCAATGGATATTGAGGAGCGCGACGCGGCCAGTTTGCTTACTACGGGTGATGCCGATGTAGTGCTGACTGACGAAAAAGGAAATGTATTATTTATTTAATGTGACGGAACGATGAGATACGCAATAGTTGACACAGACAAGGCTTCAGCAAAAGGCATGGTGCCAGCCTACCACAAGCTAAACAATGTGGGTACAAAAATGGTGGTGAACGAAAACGAGCTGTTGAAGGTGAACCCCGACCCCGAAGTGGCAGCCCGAGAGCTTGGTGGCTCGCTGACCGACCTGCCCAACGTAAAGCTCGCCATGACCCGATGGGACGAATAATCCATACTACCCTACCAATTAGATACAATCACATAACAACATAAGGAATATGAGCGAAAATATAAAAGGTGCATTCACCGTGCGCTACATTCGCACGGGCGACCAAATATATGTAACTAAGAACACGGTGAAATTCGACAAGAATGGGGCGGAGAGTGGTGCTGCCTTGTTCCAAGCCATCGACCCTACTAGTGGCACTCTGTCGGTCGATTGGAGTACAGACATTTACAATCAGCCTGCTTTGAAGGTGGGTGTGCAGAGTGCGATGGGCAATCCTGTTACCATTACGGGCATTAAGTGGTCGTTTCGCGGCACTGAGATTGTGTTCAGTTCGAGTGCTGCCACCAGTGGCAACTATGTGGGCTGGAACCTTTCAACCGATGGAAAGTTTGCCAAAAAGGAGGTGGACGGCGCGTGCTACTTGCGCCTCATTGCCAACGTAGCGAGTACATCTATTGTGTCGAACCAAATCATTGGCTACGAAATCAGCTATTTGTCGAACAATGTGCGCGACACGGTGTCGGGTACGGAGGACGTACTCATTCAGCAAGCCGGTGCCGACAGTTACAGCGTGACCATTACCACGGCTTGCAGCACGCTCAATGCGTCTACGCCCAACACTACGCTATCTGCCACCGTTTTGTACGGCACGAGCGCTATTCCCGAAGCAGAGTTTGCGGCTAACTGGAAGTTGGAGTGGTACAAGGACTTTGTACTGATTGCCGGGCAGTCTGGCAAAACGTTGGCGGTGTCGCGCGACGATGTGGCGGGCAGTTCTGTGTTCAGCGTAAAGCTTCTGCACAAGGAGGGCGACACTTGGGCGGTAAAGGCGGTTGACGCGCAGCGTGTGACCGACGATGCCGACGAGTGGCTTATCAGTGCCGACCCAGATGGGGCGAATCCAGACGCCATATCAAAGGCGAGCAATGCCAAGTATGTGCTTTCGGTTAAGCAGAATGGCAAGGTGTACACGGGAGATGCTGAGTGGACGTGGGACGTGTACAATGCGCTGAACGTAAAAACTTACTCTGGCACGGGAAAGAACGTGACCCTTACGGCGGCCATGGCGCAGTGTGTGCCCGATGAGGGCAATGCTGACAAAAACTATTACTCGGATGTGGCAGTAGAGGTGTCGGTGTCGATTTAAGCAATTAAAAGGAAAAATACAAACATTCATTATAGACAGATTTTATGGCAACATTTAGCAAAATTACCGAGCAGGGCATTGCTTCGAGCCTGAATGGTTCGGACTATGTAGTGGTGGTGGCTGGCGGTACGCTCAAGCGCATCACTTTAGATAACCTGCGTGTGATGATGGAGGAGAACCAGCAGCAGTTTCTCGACGAGAATGCGTTTTACATTGAGGAGAACACGGCTTCGCCACGTGGCTCAGCGTATGTCGTTACGGGTGGCAATGAGTTGGTAAAGCAAACGTGGCTGTCGAAGATTACGGGCATTCTCATATCGCCCGACGGCCATTATTGCCGTCTCAACCCTAACGACTCGCGTTATACCATTGATGGTGATCAAGTGGTGAAGAACGGTGCAGTGGTAGATGCTTACAAAAATGCCGACTGGATGGGCATGCTCGACGGCGGGTATTGGAACTACCTTCAGGAGGTGACCATTGGCGGTGTGAAGCACATTCGCCACCACATAGCCCTTGTGCCGCTGCCGGGTGGCTGGTACACGCCCAATGTGCCGGTGGGCATGTTCAAATGTTCGGTGGTGAGCGGCAAGTTGCGCAGCATTCCGTTTGTGGTGCCGGGCACAGGTGTGACTATCAGCACTTTCTTTTCATACGCCCAGGCACGTGGAAAGAATTTTGGCTTGGCAGGTGAGCCATTCCGCAATTTGCTGTTGCAGTACATCATGGCCAAGTACGGCTATCGCGATGTGCAGAACCTTGCAGCCACCGACGGCACCAAGGTGTTTGGCCCAGGGCTTGACGGCACAGAAAAAGCGGCGGGTACTGCCACAACTGATGGTTTTTCGCGGCAAAAGGACATCAAGACGGGTGCTTGCCTTGCCCTTGGTTGCAACGATGGCAAAGTGGCCGTGCTCGACAAGGACAATGGCACTTGCCACAGCGTGAATGTGGGTGTGTGGGAGAACCCCTACGGCCAGTATTGGGAGATGGACGGCCACCTGTGCTCGGTAGGCACCGATGTATATCAGTGGGACGCCAATTTCCTGCCGCAGGTGGGCACACCCACTGCCGACCACTTTGCAAATGTGGCGCACACCAAGCTCCAACGCCCCACGGTGTCCACCAACCAAGGCTTCACTTTCGACATTTCGCTCATCACCACATCTGGCGCGCAACGCGCCAGCTATGTGCCAAGGCAGCTGCATAGCGGCATTTCGTATGGCGACTATTACTCGTATGCCGCCGATGGACAGCTGTGGCTGGTTGGCGGCAACTCGTCCTACGGTGCGAATTGCGGGCTCGCTTGTGCGGCCTCGAGCAACGCTTGGGCGTACTCGAACGCGTACTACTCGGCTCGGCTTGACTTTCATGGCGCAATAGCAGAGGTGACTTCAAGCCAATTAAAAAGCATATTATAATCACATTAAGCAATCAACACTAATTATTAAACCATAATGCTTGTGTGGCGGCAATGAAAAATAAAAATAAGTCCGCCACAACGCTCAATTTTCCATCATTCCCCATTAACACACAACAAAGCCTCCGTGCAACCCGCTGCGGAGGTAGGCATAAGAAGGGTAAGCTGTGGCTGGTTGGCGGCAACTCGAACAACGGTGCGAATTGCGGGCTCGCTTGTGCGAACTCGAACAACGCTTGGACGAACTCGAACGCGAACTACTCGGCTCGAATTACTTCAAAAAAAAACTATACCCCCTCAGAACACGTGTACTGCGTCATAGGGACGTGTCCGACCCTTCCGAGCCTCGGCGGCTGGTGCATAAGTATAGCCAGTGACAAGCCGGAACAATACGAGTACTTGCGCAGGCAACGCCCCGCGTCCTGCCCGTTGTGTTAGTAAATCGGCAAATAAAAGGGAATATATGCACGGGCCACCCCCACGCAAAATCAAACCCCTCATGCCGAAGTTGAAAGCTCAGCACAGAATGAAGCAAGCCCTCATCAACAACACCAAGCGGGAACACACACAACCCACACACACTGCAAACAAACTGTAAAGAGAATTACTCCCTTCCCCCCACTAATATGCCCAAAAGACAAGGATACGTTTACGACCGCACATGGCAATGGGACGTGCTGAAAGAGGCCGACCGCGTAGCCACCAAGCGCAAGCACAACTATGGTGTAAAAAAGCACGAAAAGCAATGGATAAAAGACCTTGTGGACGTGCAGCAACGCATCATAGCGCGCCAGATGACCACGGGCGAATATCACCACATGCTGATAAAAAACGGTAAGAAGGTGCGCCACATAAGCAAGCTGCACTTTCACCCAAGCCACGAGTGGCACCAAAGCCTTGTACAAGTAAGTCATGAACGCATCGAACGGTCGCTCATTCGCCACACTTATGCGTCGCGGAAGGGTTATGGGCAAGTGGCGGGAGCCTTGCAGGTGAAGCAGTGGCTGCGCAAGTACCCCCAAGATTGTCTGTGGTACGCACAGGGCGACATAAGGCACTACTACGCCAACATCAGCCACGAGTTGCTGCAAGGGGCGCTCACCAGGCTGTTCAAGGACCGAGAGTTTGTCAGTGCCTACATGGAGCCATTCAAAAAGTTTGCACCCCACGGCCGCAGCATACCGCTTGGCACACGCCCAAGCCAGTATGCAGGCAATGTGGCCCTGTCGGCCTTCGACCGATTTATGAAGGAGGAGGTAAAAGCCCACTACTACCTGCGCTACCTTGACGACTTCGTGGTGTTCGGCCACACCAAGGGCCAAGTGCGCGCCATGATGAAACGTGCCGTGGCAGCCTTGAAGCGCATGGGCTTTGACACGCACGAACCGGTAGTAAGGCCAGTGCATGCAGGACTCGACTTCCTGGGCTATGTGTTTTACAACGGCGGCAACATGTTCTGGCGCAAGCGCAACAAAGCCAACTGGCTAAAGCGCCGCGCCAGGCTGCACAACCCGCGGCGCATCAACGAGCTTGACAGCGCGGCATGGGGCATGATGAAATGGGGCAACAAGCATTGCAAAAAGTTATATACTATGACTACCGGCGTCAACCTGGCCGACCTTGGGCTAAAACTGCCCGACAAGACCGACAAGCAAGGCAAGCGCATAATAGACGCTCCCACAGTAAGCACCGCCATGGTGCTCAACAAGGAGGTGGAGGTGGTAGACTGGGTGCGCCACTTCGTCACAAGCTACGGCCCCGACCGCTACGCCTTGGCCATTGAGCTGTATGGCAGCCGCCACAAACTCATAACCAACAGCATAGGCATGAAGCAGATGATTGACATGCTCGATGCTGCGGGTGTCACCTCCTTCAAGGCTACCGTGGTTGACAAGGGCGGCTCACACTACGAGTTTACTGGCGTGAGCGTGCTCACCATTCACCACCGACCCATAGCCAAGGCTGCCGACGGCACACTGCTTTTTGCCGACACGCAAGAGCCTATAAAGCAATAATGACAAGAAAACCTATAACCCATTAACACACAACACACTATGAAACAGACCTACGGAAATCTCAGACGCACTTTTTTTACCACTCTGCCAGCCGTCTACGACCGCACCACACGCATGGCATACATCGACATCCAGCCCGACACACAACTGCCCATGGCAAACACCGAAGGCGAGAACGAAGAGTCTGTCAAGGGCTTCAGCGGATTTGCCGTGCAGACCGACGGTGTGATAGACTACGGACACCTCAAGAGCCTGCTCATCGAAGCTGCCTATCCGCAAAAGGACGAACACGCCATAGCCATCAATACCATAGCCGCACTGCTGCACAAGGTGGAGGGCAAAGAACTCACCGAAGCCGAAAAGGCCGACCTTGCCACCTTTGACGAGCTGGAGGAGTACCGCGCGCTATGTGCCGAATGCGCCCGCAATGTGGTGAACATGTTCAAGGTGTGAGCCACTGTTTATGATGAATGATGATGGCGTGAGGTGGCGGTAATGTCAAAGGCATGCGTCACTTCACGCCATTTTACTATTAAACCACACAACAAAAAGTTTTCAATATATAATATCTATCTATGGCTAACAGACGAACATTCAAGGGCGCATTCACCTGCCGGTGGGCACCCGCAGACGGAGTGGACGGAACAGGCATAAAAACGGCCGACGTGGTGTACGTACTTACCGACAGCAGCACCACACCGCCTGCCAACAGCGCCGGCTGGGTGACAAGCCTTAGCCTGCTAAAGCTTGTAGCGGACACCTATGTGTGGAGCTGCACCAAGGTCACACTCACCGACGGACGCACACTCTACAGCGGCAAGCAATGCCTTGGCCCAAGCGCCGACTTTGCCTCGGTGGTAGAAATGTATGCCCTTGGCGGCAGCGGCTCGGTGGCACCAAGCACGGGCTGGGGCACCACCTACACCCCCATCAAAAACCGATGGTTGTGGACACGCAACCGCATAACATGGACGGGCGGCACCATAAGTTACACCACAGCCATGTGTGTGGGCTACTTCAGCAAGGACGGCGAAAAGGGCGAAAAGGGCGACCCAGGTCAGTCTGCCATAAGCATAGCCGTGTCGGCACAGTCCATCACGGCGCACAAGGCAGGCACATCGCAGTCGTTCACCATAAGGGTTACCGCATCGCGCGGCAGCACCGTGCTGGCCGACGGCACCGACTACACCTGCTCTGCCCTGGCCGACAAGTCAACTGTGGCCGAGGGCTTGCTATGGCAAGGCACAACGGGTGGTACCAATGGCCACACCTACAAGTTCGCCCTCAAGGCCAACGCCGTGGCCAACGTGAGCATACCCTTCACCGTGACCGATAACGCCACGGGCATAGTCTACAACTACGGCATAACCTTTGCCACCACCGCCGACGGTGACCCCGGCTATACGGGCCTTAGCATACGGCGCAGCGAGTGGGAGCAGGACAAGCAATACCGCAACGACTCGGCCGATGGCTCCACCGCGCCCGACGGCAACCGCTACCTTGACGAAGTGTCGGTGACGGATCTCGCCTCGGGCACTTCAAAATGGTATCTGGCACGCGAGGCACACAACGGCATAACGGCCACTGCCGCCAACAAGCCAAGCGGCAACGGCAACAACTATTGGGAGCCCATCAACGACCTCCGTCCCCTGCGCACCTCGTACGCCGACATCATGAATGCCTTCATTCAGTACTTGCAGGTGAACCAAATCGTCATCACCGACAGCAACAACAAGCCCTACGGCGCATTCGGAGGCGGCACAAACAATCAGTACCCGCTGTGGTTTGGAGGCCCTACGGTGAATGATGCAGTGGCAAAATTCGACCGCAATGGCAACGCTTGGATAGGCTCAAACTTCAGCATTGTAAACGATGATGTAAACGTGACGGGCAACCTTCGCGTTAATTCGCTCCGCATCAAAGAGGGCAGTATTAAGGCGGGTAGTGATGGCAAGAAATATCTCAACCTCGACGAAAAGACTGGCAACTACTTCGTGCTCCCATCCAACTCCAACACTTATCTGCCCGATGCTGCAAATTACGAGGGCATGCAGATTACCGTGTTCTTTGGCTATGGCACTGGAACGCAAACTTGCGGACTCAGTTGCAATTCTGGCATGTATGCCCCATACTACCGCATGACATCATTTGACGGCACAGCGGTCACGGGCAGTATGCAGTTTAACTGCATCGTGACAGATGAGGGGCTGTCATCGCTCACTCTTGTATCGTCCAAGGCTTATGGCACAGAAAAACTTGTTTGGGCCGTGATTGCACATACGGGTGTACTGCGTTTCCCCACACAAGGAGCAAATGCCGAAATATCATACAAAAACCCTATCAGTATGGCATTCCTCCCCGACGGACGTCTGGTGAAAAATTCATGATGCCATATCGCATCACACAAACACTACCTAAAAAAGCCGACTATCCTCACGGACGGTCGGCTTTAGAAAACATTTTAATACTTCGAGATTATGACAATCCCTAAGTGCTTGCAAAGGTATAAAAAAACCGCGAGATGGCCAAAAAAGCCGCTCTCCCCCACCCCGCGATGTCCGGTGTTCCGCACACGATTTTTGTACCTTTATGCCATGAGCAATGTCGTAACACATTCGTAAGACTCTCGTAAGACTCTCGTAAGACCCTCGTAAGACTTGCTCTGAGTTAGTTCACGCCCATTTTCATGGGCAATGTTTCACGGAAAATGTATTGCAAATATGGCAAAGATTGTTCCGAGCCACTTGGTAAGTTCCATTAGTGGCAAACTGTGCAGAAAGGACACTACTTACATTAGTGTAAACAAACGCACAGGCAAGATGTATTCGGTAGGCTACCACGGATGTATGCAGCCGAACAGTGAGAAACAACAGACGGTAAAGGCCGCTTTCAAGAAGAAGGCGCAGTTTGCCTCTGCCTGGTGGAAGCAGAACCGCCCGTCCTCCACATCGGCCAATGGCAGCGATGCTTACCTTGAGGTGATGAAGGCGTACAAGGCGCAGCACAAGATTGGCAACCCTTACAGCTTCATGCGCTCGCTCGTGACCGACGACATGAAGGTGATGCTTGCCGACACCGACCTCACGGGCGGCGTTGTGGCAGGCGGCAGTTCTTCGGGCAGCACGCCCACACAGAAGCCCGGTGGAAACCTCGACGCTTGATGTGCTCTGCCCCCTGTCTCCCGCCCAACGCTACCAACAAACGCTACCTCTAATGGGGGCGACGCGTCCCGCGTCGGAAAAATTTAGAACAAAAGGCTCACAGATAGTGCTAATAGCACTGCTATCTGTGAGCCCTTCTATTCAAATTCCCGACGCGGGACGCGTCGCCCCCATTAGTGCTTGCGTTTAGTGGTAGTTTTTTTGTGCTTGCGCTCCGTGTCCACATTTGCTTTTTGTTTGATTGTTCTTTTGTGCAAATGTTCTTTTGTTCTTTTGTTTGATTGTTTGTTCAAACATTTGCACATTCCTACTCCTCGGGCAGCAGCACCACGCCCACCCTCACTTGCTTGCCACAATGCGGGCAGAATGCAGGCTGCACTTGAATAACAGGGGCAGCATTGCTTTGTATATTATACGTCTGTGGTTGGCCCGTCATTTTTTTGCTCTCGGCAAAAGTCTGTGCCTCATTCGCATTATTCTCATCACCCGCTTCGTCAATAGGATAGAACAAATCAGTCACATCACAACCCATCTTCTCGCACAACTCCTCCAACTTTTTAATGGAAGGATTGCCGTTTATTAAGTTCTGGAGTACGTTCTGAGTGTGCATTCCAGCATGTGCTGCAAAAGCACTTACTGTTCCAAATCGTTCTTTAATAGCACGTCTTATGTCTATTTTCGTTCTCATTGTGTGTGTATTTTACTATTTTCAATGCAAAGTTACTATAAATAATTTATATATGCTTGTTGCTAATGTATTTTTTGTATTCAATACAATGTTTTGTATTATTCGTTTATATGTATGTGTTGTCTGAAATAATATATTTCTCCCTTATTTCGTTGATAATTAGGAAGTTACGTCACATTGCGAATGTATCTTTGCCGCCCGTACAAATTTGCAACTATTTGATTTTCAATGTGTTTTAGATTCGAGTTCAATTCCGAAGATGTCCTTTGTCACGCGAGATTGCCCGCCGCGCTGAGTGCCACACCCCCTCCCCGTCTGGGGTGTGTGCTTGGGGTATATGCTGGCGGGGGTGTCTGGCCTGGTGTGTGCTGGTGTGGTGCGTGCTGGTGTGGTGTGTGGTGTGTGGCGTGGTGCGTGGCGTGGTGGGTGTGGTGTGAGGGCGTGAGGCATGAGGGTGCAAAATGTATTATATATCTTGCACGGCTTATTACATATAATGTAATATGAAGATAGCAAAACATTGTATTATTTGTTAGAATACATCTCTTGTAGTGTTTTTAGCTCGGTTTTATTTGGTTTATTACATTGTATATAGTACTTTTGCATCGTCAAACAACAAGAAACGACACAACAACGGGCCGCCGCCCTGGTAGCAGCTTACACCTAACTAAAACGCTGCCATCCCGTGCATGATGCTGATGCACACAACAATACATATAATAAGAACCGCAGCCCCATGGCTGCATAACACCCTCAAAAAAATGAAAACAATTGATTTATTTTTTAACTCGTTTTTTACGGTCTTAAATCTTGTATGTGCTTTTGCATGGATCTTGACTTTTGCAAATAGTATCGACATGGCCGGAAGCTTCTTGAACTGGTGCAACATTAACGGCCCCATGGCGGGCGCTGGCATTGCGATCTTTGCTTTTGTGCTTGCCGTTTTAGTTTGCTCTGCAGTTGGCTGCATCATGGGGACCAAGCACATACTAACGGCAAGTAACAAGTAACTAATAACACACAAATATAAAATAAATAAAATTCGGCGGCAACGTATAACAGCGGCTACACAACAATGAAAACTACACAACTATTTGCAGCACTTACAACTATTGCAGCAACTAACATGGACGGCTACACTGTCAACGCGAAAACATTGCAACCTGTTACAACTGGTTACGCTGTGGCAGTAGCAGCAACACAAAACAGCTTTGGCCCTGAGGGGCTGGCAAAGGTGATAAAGTACGTACAAGATCACCCCGAAATCGCTGCTTTTGGCGGCTGGTATAACTCCGAGGATAAACAATTTTACTACGATGCTACTATAATAGTAGAAACAAAAGTAGAGGCCATCGAACTGGCTCGTATAAATAAGCAACTTGCATTTTATTGCCTTGATAACGGCAAAGCATACGACCAGGACGGAAACGAAAAGAAGGACTAAAGTATAACAACGTGCCAGGCCTCGAGCCTGGCACACAAAAGAAAATACCATCATGAACAAAGCATATAACATAGCACAAGTAAGCACGGCCGCCCTTTGTGGGCTGATCCTTTCGGCCCTTGTAATCCTGTTGCGTCGTGCCATAAAGCGCACACTTTCAGCTCTCCGGGGCGGCATTGCCTGGCTACAGGCCGAGCACAATTTTACACCCTTCGAGGCGGACGAGGCCGAAAGAGTCTATTTGCCCGGCTGGCAATACCTAATATATAGCGCCGCCGCCGTGGTGGTGTGCGTTATACTATCAATTCAATTTTAATAAAATCAAAAAACATTATGGCCACACACAAACCGAATATAAAAAACACGCTCCCCACATGGGTATTTATTCAGCGCACAACGTCGGGCGATTATCGCCACGAAATACGCCGCATCCCTCGTGGTTACATGGTTTTTATAAACGTATGCGAAGCCACGGGCGGCGGCTGTCCTACTTGCGCCGTATACCCCACATATTGGGCAGCCCTTGAAGTGCTGGGCCGTTTCCGCCCTACTGCCGAACTCGTGGAGCGCATCAACGGCGCAGGTAGTCCCGATACGCTCTAATTATAACACACAATTTTAACCACTGATTTTTTTACACTCCCCAAAAATAAAACTTATGAAAGCAACATTTGAACAAATAGCAGAGAACTTAGTAAAAGTATTTGAAAACAAAGAAGAATTTATCACCTATTGCAGCGATGCCGAACAGTACCAAGGCATTTGCGGCTGGTGTGGTGTGATGTCTCCTTTAACGCGTGCGGCGTATTACAAAGAATTTGGCAAGGATACAACCGACGCAGCCGAGGCACGCGCACGCGAAATTATAGCCGCTAAGGAGGCAGCACGCAAGCGCACGAAGTATTACGAGCACGCACAGGAAGCCGACCGACTGGAAGGCGTGCCCGCTGTGGGCGGTTTCTTCTGGGCTGATAATAGCGGCCTAAAGTGTGACGGCGGCAAAGGTATTTTGGACGAGTTGCACGCCCTCACTTTCTACATTCACGCAGAAGACAAGCCCGCCCGCTTGTGTTATGTGGACGAAATTATAAACGTATCAAAGGAGGATTTCGCACGCCCTGAGTTGGCGGATGAGCTTGTGCAGTCTCACGCATTAAAGGGCGGGTGTCGCTCTGATGATGTGCCAGATGCTGAATACATGGCCGCCATAAACGATCCCGAGAAATTGGCTACATATTACACCGTCGGCGCCCTTGTAGTGTCGCCATCGGGTAAATATTATTTAATAGATGCCGAGGGGTACAGTTACGCCCGCTATATTTACGTACCTATAGAATGGCCTGCACTTTTCGCTGACGAGGTAGAACACATAAAAGAAGAAGAGAAAGCACGCGAGGCAGAAGCAGCACGACAGGCGGCAGAAGCAAAGGCGCAACGCCTCGCCGAATACCGCGAACGCTGCAAAAAGTGGGCGCACCTTATGCACGATGTGCGCCCGTTAGAGGCTGACAAAAAAACCACTGAAAGAAAACTAATAAACGCACGAAAAGCGAATATTTTGGCCATGTGTCGCGCTGCTTTTCCTGGCGTTAAATTCTCCCTGAAGGTCCGCCACGGTTGGGGGGCTGATTTTGATCTGTCGTGGGTAGATGGTCCGACAGATGAAGAATTTAACGAAAAAACGGATTTAGATTTATTTTGCAGCCGTTGCGACACCTTCAACGGCTGGGACGACTCGACAGATGTAATTTACGCGGAGTTTACGAATTTTGCACGCATCACGATGGGCAGCAACTCCGGCGCCATTGACACGGCACGAGAAATGAGCGACGAGGCACGCGATGAAATTTTAGCTAAAATATTCGCCGTAGTGCCTGAAGCAAACAACCGCAATAAATACGGCTATTTGCAAAATTACACCTACACCAACACCGAAGCCGAGGCCGTGGCTACTGCTTTTGGCTTTAATGACGTGTGCACCCTGTTTCCTTGCGGCTACAATGAGAACGCCGAAACTATAGCCCGTATTGTGTGGGATAAACGCAGCTACACCCCCACAACTCCCGAGTCTACCGACCCCAAACCAGGCAAGGCACAGGCAGCCGACACGAACACCGACACAACCGACGAGGCACCCGCCGAGGGCTTGAAACTCGTGGAAATTGCCGAAGGCGTGGCAGTAGTGGGCGACAGCCGCACCACATACCGCAACCGCAAAGCAATAAAAGCACACGGCGCACGCTGGAACAAAACCGCCCAACAATGGCAGGCAACCGACACGGAAGCCGTGCAGACCTTGCGCGAGTGGTTTGGGGTGGTGGATGCCCCGACCGCTGAAGAGTGCAGCACGACCAACGAGAACGAGAACGACAGCACAGCCCCAGAAACGGGGGAAAGTGCCACGTTATACGAGGGCGGCGAAATCACCGAAGCCACAGAAACGGCAACCGCTGAAGACTCCCAGCCTGGCACGTCTGCCGACCGTCTGGCATTGTTGCGCGTGGCGGCTGCTGACTTCGACAAATTCACTAAAGACGGGGAGCATATAGCCGCCATGCTTGCAAGGCTTGATGCCCTTTTGTCCTGCGGCGTGGATGTTGCCGACCTTATAAAAGATATAGACTACACCTCGGACTATTACGCCCGACAGCGTGCAGCGGTAGTGCTCACGCCTGAAGAGTTCCGCACGTTGTACGGCTATAATCCCAACGAACACCCCAGCGAATGTACGAAGGTGTGGCAATTCGAGCGAGGCACAAAAGGCGCAGTAGATTATGAAAGGCACGAGATACGCGAGTGTGGCGGGGTGTTTAGTGTTATCTTCAACCTGTGCGAATTATACCCCGATGGGGGGCCGTTCTCCGTTAGCTTTAATTCATACACCGAAGCCGCAAAAGCTTTGGCACGCTTCCGCCCTGGCTCGCGTGTCGTGTCAACTCCGGAGGATGTAATGGAACGTGCAGCAGGTTTTTAGTTCCTTATATTATAGACCTTCAATATAAATGAGGAAAATTTTTGCATACATCTGCGCTGCTGTTGTGGTGGTCGTGGTGTTTGTGGTGCTCTTTTCGCTGGTAGGGGTAGGCGTGTTTTTACTGCCACTACTTGGCGGAGCATTTACAGCGAAACATTAAGTATAACAGCGCGTCTATAATGGGGGAGCGCATCCTCTATTATAGCATGCGAAAAAAACGACTGGTTTATGAAAATCTTTTTACTCTCTACTTGCGATGCGTGGAAGTCCTCAGACTCTATGCGCCCTTATTTCCTGGTGAATAGCCAAAAGTCTGGCTTTAAGCGTTTGCTGCATGTTATTCGCGAAGGCATACAAAATGGCGTGTTTGCTTATGAAAGCGACGAACTGGAAAAGAGCGAACAACTCGCACGTTTTGAAAATGATGCCAAACAAGGGGCTACAGCTTTGTATTATGATTTGCAGACCAAATTAGGTTACGGCGATCTTCAGTTAGTGGAAGATGGTACCTACTTTTAGAACAGAAAAAATGACTACATCAAAGCACATTTACACCTACGAAATGGAGCAACGCGAGGGACATACCATTCTTACTGCCCAGCAGTGGCCATGGTGCGTGTTGCAAGTGGTGCCGGTGGCTCCGGCATACTTTGCGGCAGCGGTGGAAAAATTGCGCCGCCATGGTTTTGTGGCCTATCACGACACCGACCGCACATTTGCCATTATCCACCTTGCCAGCGGCGACCATGACGGGGTGCACCCTGAGCGTCATATCACCATATCATCGCACGATGATGTCCGGCAGTACCTCGACACCTTAAAGGACGCCATGGCCCAGGCGGCTGTATGGTATTACGCTAACGTGATAGCGGCGCCTATATTATAGCGTGTTGGAAAATTGACGGACTTTCAAAATTGTATCGGGCGACTATCGCCACGAGATACGCCGTTTATACATTCTATCTAAAATTACCGAATTATGAAAATAGATTATTATAAATTTAGCGTTTACGATCCGTATACATTTGGCGGTGAGTATCATCGTACTTTACGCGAGGCAAAGAACGCATATATAAAGCACATGCAGCAGGGGCATCGTGTCAGTTGTGACATTTTGGGATGCAGCATGGTAGATGATAGTATTTTTTTGACTTTTACGCCCTGGTACAGCGACGCGAAAGCCTTCGGGAGGACTGAATTGACTAATATCGGTTACGCTGTTAAGATAGGGAAATATGAGCTATCTTAGACTATCCCTATATTATCTTGCTTGCGTCAGACGTACTAACCACTACCCACTCCGGCACGACCGGCACGGCGAAGCGACATCGCGGTGGGAACAAAATAAACGGCAAATAAAAATATAACAAATATCGCATATTTTTCTATGTTTTATTTGGAATATTCGGAAATAGTTCGTATCTTTGCAGTGTAATTAAGAAACAAACAACAAACTTAAAACGAAAGAGGGACTTTACCAGGTTGTAGAGCCTTCTTATTTCCAGAATGCCGAGTCTCTATCGGCAGAAGATGAGCAAGGTGCCATTTACGATTTCTTAAAAGAGATTGGTACTGAGGAGTATATAGACTGGCTCTCGTCACACGAAAATGACTACTATTTTGAAGTAGTCCGCGTAGGTGAAACTTATTTCGCTGTTGCGAATGAAGATTACACTGCCCCCGCATGGGCAGTAGAAATAGAACCAATCAAATAACAAAACAAAGCCCCACCTTTATGGGGTGGGGCTTACCACGAGATTTAACTCTCGACTCTTTATCTACAATAGTAGAAATTATGCTCATTAGAGCGTTTCAATCCTCAACCCTATCAAGGGTTGACAGCGCAAAGGTAAGCATAATTTCTACAAGTTGTATCTCTCAATCAAATTTTATCACTAAAAATCAGAAATTATGACTACCAAATTATCTTTATCAAAGGTCTTTGACACACTCGTAAAACGCGAAGATGGCATATTGCTTTGCAGACACAGCGAAATCTATTGTGGTGCATTCGGGAGCGAACTTTGCGATTGGGACATCTATATCAAAGATGACTACGGTCAACTTTGTAACCCCAACGAACAACTCAACTATTCTGAAGCCTGGGTTGAGGATATGTACGAAAGAGTTGAACCAGGTGACGAGGACGACGAAACAATCTATATGAATACCGACTTTGGCGAGGATAAAATTGCAGTTCGCAAGCTTCATAAAATTCCGTCTGACATCTTGCAGCAATTCGTCGATGTCGAACACGGCATCAATCGTGATGAAATCTGCATCACAGACGATGAGGTTTTGCAGGGCAAAGTATACCAAGCACCATGCTGCATACAACAGTCGTACCCAAATCGTTCATACGAAGATGCCTTCCTTTTTGTAGGTGAGGACGGAGAAGAAATCTACATCAATCGCACATGCCCATTCTTTGAAGATGAAAGCGGAGATGTGTTTGAAGAAATAACAAAAGAGGAATTTGAAACATTCTGCTAATATCAAAACCTGCAAACATGAACGATAATATTATCACCCAGTTAGGGTACAACATCGAAATGAGTATCAGCGGTTATTACCGTCTAACGAAAAACAATGAGGTTATCTATGACGACTCCGCCTGTGATGATCTTAACGATTACGATACTGCCTTGGCATTCTTCGAGAGCTACCTTAATGAGTATGCGAAAGCATACGAATATAGGGGACACCATGTCGTGGAAGATGAGAAATTTTACCACATCGGAAAAGAGAGCTTCAACAAGTCAGAGTGGACGCTTGACGAAGCAATAGATTAAGTAACAAACGCTGCGCTATCGGCATGACGGGCAACCTTATGGCATATCTCAATCAAAAGCAATACGATTACCGCAGAGAATCCGCGGCCGCTCGCAATCTCACAAACGAACAAATTGCTGTGCAGAATGGTATGAGCGAAGATCAAGCAGAGCTTATCTCTAAGTTATGTACTATCCGCCACGATTTTCATTGTAATATGGGTAGCATGGCGAAAAGCAATGAAGATCATTCTATCATCGATGCAATAGAGCAAATCGAAGATGACATCAACAAAAGCGGACTTCCACAACTGAATGTTTTCCGCCTGCTATTGGATCTTGACGATATGAATGGACTTATCTACGATTATGGCGATGACGTACCCGAAGACCATGATAGCCAAGAATTTCAAAATTGGTATGACGATAATTATGCTCGCATATATGACGAGCTTGAAGGAGTGAATAAGGCAATAGAAGACTACCTTAGAGTAATAGACAAGGATTATCACACATCATTTGCGCCTACTGGCGCATTACGAATTTGAAAACATACACAATGAACACTCAAAATAAATACACCCTTTGCCGCGGTAATAAGCCGGGCGAATGGAAGGCCACGGATAACGTCCACGGAATTGAGATCTCATTTCGTGAGCATCAATTCAACGAGACACAACACGTTTCACTCCTCGGTGGCGACGCATTCAGCAGCATGGACCAGGCTATGCAAATGCCCCGCTATTTGCGTGAGCTGACAGACTGGATAATGGCCGAGCATTATAACACGGCCATGCCATCACTCGAATTTCAGCGTGAGCGCATGGGGCAAAGCATTCGCGACCTCCGCACGCAGCGAGGGCTTACACAAGTGCAGCTTGCCCAGCTGGCAGGCATTACACAATCTAACCTGGCACGCATAGAGGCCGGAAGATATTCGGTGGGACTGGACATCCTTAACAAGATCGCAAACGCCATGGGTGTGGCAGTGGAATTGAAATAAACTTATTATAGAAAACCAAAAAAACGACTGAAATTATGGAAAAGAAGAATATAAAAGACTTAATCGTTTCGCGCATCACTACCGACATGAACGAAAACGGAATGCAAATCAGTGAAGAAACGATGGCTATTATTGGCTCTGATATGGTTGTCGGCGCTTCGCAAAGAAGTTTAGAAGCAGTGCGTGATTGGTTTAACAGCAAGCACGTTGCCAAATTATCAGAAAAAGAACAAGAAAAATATGTTGGCGCTGTGGTAAACCTCCTGTACCTAATTGCCACAAACGATGTTGAAGGTTTGGTAAAAGATTGGATCTTGTCAGGCATGTAGATATTATAGCCTCGCTAAAAAATGACCAACCTACCCCACTCCGGCATGACCGGCACGGCAAAGCGACATTGCGGTGGGGAACAAATAAACGAAACAAAAACATTTTAATACTTACAATTATGACAACTTTCAGAAACAACATTCAGCGCGTAAATAACTCAAATAGCATCGTTTATAATGGCGATGTGTATGTCGAAAGACTCAACGAACGTGGCGTAATAGCTAAAACTTTGTCCGACAGAAAACCTGGTGAACGCATGGGGTATATCGATGATGGTGAGTGCATGGCAGCTATTAACGAGCCTAATGGCTGGTTGCTTGAAAACATTATCCCGTTCGATTTTGCTTTTAATCACTATATCAAAGGCCATTGTTCGCTCGACGAAGCTACAAGCATTGTATGCGACTCAATCGGCATCCGTCCTGACGACCACAGCGAATGGGCAAACGATCTTCGCACAGTCATTCGCGAATACATTTGTAACTTCGACGAATATTTGGAAAATGAAGATTACTTTGACAACGAAGAAGATTTGGGCGACCCTGATAAGTTGAATAAGTTTTTGTCTGGAACAATTTTTGATGGCATTTATCTCTATGTAGACATTTACGACATTGCCGAAGATATTCGAGCATTCAAACCATATAGTGTAAACGCTTAATACATATCATAACTCATGAAGAAAATAATCAAATACATCATTGGTGCCGTGGCAGTTGCCGCTGTCATTGCGGTAATATTCTCGTTAGTTGGTGTAGGCGTGTTTTTCCTCCCATTGTTAGGTGGTGCATTCACGGCAAAGTAATCCTTTGTTATAGGACCGGTGATTTTTCACTGGTCCTACACAAAAAAGGACAGAAAACATTTTAATATTTCGATCGCATGACAGACAAGGAATTAAATATGGCCATTTTGGATCAGCTTTATGTAATAGCTGATGCAGTGTGGGCAAAGATGGAAAAGGTGTATGAAGGCTCGTTTACAGCGGCCTACATTAACACCAACATTGAGAAATATTTTTGGTGGGGCGAAGTCGACAAGGGTAATTCCCATTCCATTGAGGTGGGTAATTTCCGCTGCGAAATTTCCTCGGAATGTGTATTTGAAATTGTGTCAAAATTTGAAAAGTTGGTTGGCGCAAGCGGTAAGAACCATCTATTCGTTTCGTCGACCGAAGGCGAATTGAAGGGATCCATTACATTTGAGGTGAATAAAGACTTGCTTGAACTTTGCAACTTTGCCGGAGATCAGAAAACGCTAAATCCCGCATTAGCTAATATATATGTGGACGCAGAGCGAAGCTATTTGGTGGCAACTGACGGTTTTAAGTTGGTGGCAAGGCCAATTACCATTACTGGCCGTGCTGGTGATACGTCGGACATGTATATTAACGCGAAGGATTTTGGCAAGATGTGCCGGAAATTAAAATGTGGCGAAGTAAGGTCAATGACAGTGCGCAAGGAATGCACGCGAACCGAGACAAAGATAAATGTAGACTTTTGTGGCATATACTCTTGTGTGAGTGTTGATAATAACGTACTGACGACATGGCATAAACTGTTTACAAAAAGATCGAACGATCTTTGCCTGGATGTGCTTGATTATACGGCCGTTCAAAAAATTGCCAAATCGCATAAAAATGATTTGATAGAATTGTCTGGCAAGAGAGGTGATGATTATGTAATGATCTCATCAAACGACATCAGTGTAAAAATTGCGCTCGGCAATGTGCTGCAATATGGTATTAAAATCCACTTCGACTCAAAAGATTTGGCGGCAGCGCAATGCGAAGCAATGAAAATGTATCTTGGCAAGACACCTAATCAGATGATACAGGCTAAATGCGGCAACGGTAATTTTTACCTTATCACGCCCGCCGTGTCAGACGATACAGTCTCATACATTGGTAATTATGTTGATGGTGCCCTCATGGCCCCTGAAGATGAAATGAATGTGGACGTGTTATCCTTACCACAGGCCACATCAAATCCGGCACAAGAGGAAACTACACGGGTGTGCAGCACGAAATGCGGTACAACTAACAACCGAAGATTCACGTTCGAGGCGATCGGTGTGAAGGTTGGTGACGAACTGACATTTATAGATGGTACAAAAGTCCTGGCTGCTGCCGACAACAAGGTGCTTTATAAAGGCGAGCTTTATACGCTTTCAGGTTTTTGCAAGGCATTCATGCCAGAGGATAAACGCACGAGGTCTAATAGTTACAGGGGTTGTACGTTCTTTTATATGGACGGCGTGAAATTAGAGAAACTTTTCAAGTCTACATTACTGGCTACTGACAAGAACCATGTGCCGGAGGAAGAACCTTCTCCTAACCCCCCCGCTGCTGAATGCGTGAGTGAACCGCCTGTAATTGTTCTGGCTGATAATGCTGACGTGCCTATTCGTATTGAAGGTGATGCGCATCAGTTGGTATGTATTGATACCATAGTTTCGCCTGAGTCATGGGCATCTGTTTGTTTTCGCCATACCAGTTGGAAATGGTTTGCAAATTGCGAAGCATCACGCATAAAAACGCCCCCATGCCATGTGAGAGGACGGGATATTGTACATACCATGCCATTACCACCACCAATGTGTGTTTGCTGACAATGTAGGCGAGCGGATATGCTATCCGGCCGGATATTCACTCGCCATGCAATTATATCAACCATATATTATAGCAACCTTTTAACAACACGTTTTTATGCAAAAATCTTTATTACTTGCAGCTGCAATGATAGCTGCCTCCGGCATGATGCTGACATCATGCGAAAATGATGGCGCACTCAAAACCATCGAAGATCAAAATGCACCAAAATGCAAGGCACATGTGCGGCTCGTATGTAGCACGGGCTTGCAAACACGTGCAGCTCTCACCGCCAATGGTGCCACTATTACAGACCTCTATATTCTTGACTACGACAAGACAACTGGCAAACTATTGCAAGTGCTCCACCAAACGAATGATGCGGAGGACTTTGCAGAGCCGGATCTGACGCTTGATTATGGCGAACACGTATTAAAAGTGATAGCAACCAGGAGCACCACGCCATGGCTGATAGATGCCACAAACAGCACATGGAACGTGGCGCCGAATGTGCTTGCACCCGTTACCGACTCGCAGCCGGTGGCACTTACTTCGGCCAAAACGTCGGACACTTTTGGCGCGCAGAAGGACGTGACGGTCGGTATTGGCACCGCTAACACGGTGGCCGTCATGCTGGACCGCCTTACTGCCCGATTAGTAGTAAAGAGTACGGACGTGTTCCCAACGGATTGCAGCACATGGGACGCCACATTGCAAGAACATAAAGACTTCTCTTTGCAGACTTTTGACGTTACAGCCGCTGTGAAAAATCAGCGTACCACGGACGTTTCGTCGTTAGCCGGCACTACTGGCACTACACTTACTTATTACGTACTTGTGCCTGCTGACGGCTATACAACGGACATTACATTTACCACCAACAGAAAAGCTGGCACGTCCTATTCATCAATCACCGTGCCGAATGTGCACTTCGAGCGCAACAAGACAACCACCATCACCGGATCATTTTACAACCATAAGCAAGGTTTTTCCATATCGCTCAATGATGTGTGGGATGAGAATGGCTACAATATAAACATCTAATCATTTGCGATGGATTGCACTGGCTATATGGTGCCACAATAATCATATAGTCAGTGCTACCCCTTTTCATTCCTTACGTTATATGGTTCAAAAAAATCACTGCTTTTGGTCGTTTCCTATTTTCATCCTGCTTTCGGTGTTTGGGTGCGGCGAGCTGGATCTGCCCGAAGGCATAGATGACACCTACCAGTCATTGCCAGATAAGGGCACGGCAGAGGTTGACACACTGATAGCCACAAATGATACGGCCCGGTTTTACCTGTCTCGTGCGGAAATATGTAACGTCATGCTCTCAACCTCCCCCACCCCATCTAATTTGATAGAAAACGCTCATTATAGAATGCCTACGAAATTAGAAGTTTTTGCCGTTTTGCGGACCGCCACCCTACCTGAAGGATATTGACAAAGCGGGCAGCGCATTCTGTGCTACGATACTCCTGCGGACGGAAAGGCACAAATAGGCTCAACACTTTTCGGCACGGGAAACTACTACACCTACGTGCCAAATGGCGCTATCGTGAAGGCTGGAATGAAAACAAACTACTGCATTCTGCCTATCCGTACCGAACCATTAAACACTCAGACAGACAAAATAAAGATTGAGATAAACGACCAATGGAATGATTAAATGTTTGTTTATTGAAGTGTTTGTTTGTGTGTTCAAACAAACAAACATTTGTGTATTTGTTTGTTTGAACATTTCAATAATGATTTGAACACATATTCATTCGTTTTATTATTCATTCATTGAAACACACATTAGTTCATTTGTTCATTCAAATGTTCATTTGTTCGTTCCTTTGATTGTTTGTAGAAATAAATGAACATTTTACTTTGTGGTGTGATATATAAATCTTAAATTTGCAGCAACAAACAAATGTTCGATTATTTGAATGTTTGTTTGTGCATTTGTTTGTTTGTTTGTTTGAACATTTGAACAAATGAACAATTAAACTTTTAATACTTAGATTATGGCAACAGAAAGACTCAGAGAAGTGCTTGCCTTCGTCAACCACAAAGGCGGGGTAGGCAAGACCACAACAGTGCAGAACCTTGCAACCGGATTACGTCGATTTGGCAAGGGGCATTTTGGCAAAGACGCCCAAGGCAAGCAGCGTGCCCCCCGTGTTCTGATAATAGACCTCGACCCACAGGCATGCGCCTCCTTCCTCTTTGGCTGGAGCGAGACGCAACAAATGGGTAAACCAACCATATATGATGCCATGGTGCAGCAAGGACAATTACCCGTGTATCAAGTGCGAGAGGGGATATACCTCGCTCCAGCTTCTGGACGATTGATAGGTATAGAGCCATTCCTTAACCAAATGGCAGTGCCACGCAAGGCCCTTTGTAAATTGCTTGCAAAGCCGCTGATGGAGATGCAAGGCACCGAGTTGGCTGACGAGGGTACGATGAATGTGACAGAGGCTTTCGATTATGTACTGATAGATTGCCCTCCTGCCATGTCATTGCTCACACACAATGCCTTGACAGCAGCCACCAGTGTGGTACTGCCGGTGCAGTTGGAGATGTTGGCAACAAAAGGTATTGCCGAAATCATTAACGCAGTGAAGGAAACACGCGAGGATCTAAATCCCAACCTGGATATTCGCGGCTTGCTGATGGTAATGAGTAATGACCAAACCAATGCCACCAAGCAATTCAAGCAATATCTTGGCGAGAAGTTCAACGACTACATGTTTGACTCTTACACCCGCCGAGATACCAAGATGGTAGAGGCGCAGGCTATGAACGAGGACATCTTTACCTATGCGCCATATAGCAGGGTAGGGCTGGACTACAAGAAGTTTACAGAGGAAATACTTGAAAGTATGCCCGAATAATCAATCGTTATAATGACTAAAAATAATCACTGACATGGCACGTAAACAAGAACGTAAGTTCACATCATTCAATCTTGATAACTCTCCCGTAGTGGCAGAGAATGAACGTATATTGAATAATCCAACCATCGTAAGCGAGCCACAAGTGGCCCAGCCGGCCACAGACTCGCAGCAAGCAACAACGCCCGTTCTGCCACAGCAGGAGCAAACAATACAAAACCAAGCACCTTCATTTGTGAGTGCCGCACCTATCAGCAATGCACGTCCAAAAAAATCTGAGAACGGCATTACCATTGCAGTCCCCATGGAATACTATGAGCGTATTACCATCATGAAAATGCGTACCGGCATACCCATTCGTGACCTGGCATTGCAAGCAGTGATAGAGTTCTTGGAAAATCATAAGAACGATTAAATTCTATACGACGATGAAAAAGATAATAGTTACTTTAATGCTGTCTTTGTTCTGCATGATTGTGCAAGGACAGACACACATGAAATTCATGGGCATTCCCATGAATGGCAGTGTAGAATTGTTTACTCAGAAGCTGAAAGCCAAAGGTCTTACTTGCGATGTAGCAAAAACAAAAGCTTCTCCTTCTGGCGTGAAAATATATAAAGGTTTGTTCATGGGCGAAGACTCCGAGTTCATGATATTCTTTAATCCCAAGGACAAAAACGTGTTTGCGGTGGAAGTCTCTATGGATTATTCTTCGCTTGAGTTGGCTGAAACGCCATATACTAACATCTTTAATCAGTTAAAAGAGAAATACTCTAAAGCCGTTGTTACCGTGCTGAAGGATAGTGATGGAGATCCCGAAGGTTTTCAATTCTATGTGCCTGACGCTGAAGAAAAGAAAATGTTGGGCCTTATTATGCAGAAGTTAATAAGACCCGATGGTATTCTTCAAAGAAAATATCTCATCAGTCTGTTCTATTGCGATGTTGAGAATTTCAAGAAAAGCGAGAACAAGAACTATGACGACCTGTAATTTGTCGTTATAGTGCTTGTGAAAAATCACACAAGCAGTGAAGGTAAACTGCTACTAAAGTAGTTTACCTTCCACCTAACAAGTTAAGGTAAAATGACTACTAATGTTTTTTACCTTAAACGCGTGTTTCAGTAAAAATGTTCGTATCAAAAAAAACTTATGAATGTATTAGTAGGGGTAATAACTACTAAACTTTTTCCCCTACGGGAAATAGGTACTAATGTTTTTCCCCTATTTACATTCTCAGAGGTGTTTAGGTACTAATGTTTTTCCCCTATATATTATAAGATAATAGAAATACTATTTACTTTTATCTTATATTATATTAGGGAACCTTTCAATATAGACAAAAGTATATGGAAATCAACAATTTTTGAAAGAGCTAATGGGAAAAACATTAGTACCTAAGTACCCCAAAAAGTCTTTTCTATGGGAAAAAGTTTAGTACCTTGCCGCTTTCAAAACTAAATCAATGCAATTTATGAAAAAGACGATAATCCTCTTTTTGTTTTCTATGTTCTGCATGATTGTGCAAGGACAGACACACATGAAGTTTATGGGCATACCATTAAATGGCAGTGTGGAAATGTTTACGCAGAAGTTAAAGGCTAAAGGTGTAATTTGTAATGTAGGAAAATCGAAGTTAGCCCCTTCCGGAGCCAAAATATGCGATGGGCCTTTTATGGGGCAAAATTCTGAATTTATGGTATTCTTTAATACTAAAGATAGAAATGTTTTTAGTGTTCTCGTAACTATGGAATATTCGTCTCTTGATTTGGCCTATGTTATGTTTGATAGAATATCAAATCAATTAAAAGAGAAATATCCTAATGCCGTTGTCGGTGTAATGGATGATAGTGATGGAGCACCGGAAGGATTAAAATTTTCTATACCGGACGAAAGAGATACGAAAGTTTTAGGCTTCATTTTCCAAAAGTTGGTAAAACCTGATGGATATATGACTAATAAATATGGTATAAGTCTGTTGTATTCAGATGTTGCTAATTTTCAGAAAAACGAAGACCGTAATAATGAGGATTTGTAGCCATGGAAGATAGTAAAAAAATACCGCAACAATATATCAACACTCCATTTGCTTATACCAAGTTTGCAAAAAATCTTTCTTTGCTTCAGCAATCTGTATTGAACAAAGTAAGCGAACATTTGCAAAGTTACATACAGCATTATTTTGGTAGTGATTTGCGGAAGTCGAAAGATGTGCCTCGCCCGTTGTTCAGTGATGCGGAGAAGCACAATGGAATGCCAGACTTTGTTGTGACTTATGCCGAGTTAGGTGTTAGCATCAACAATTATCAAGTGGCACGTGCTGCAGTGCAGGAAGTGATGGACCTAACAGTTGATGCTCCTGGTGTGGATAAGGACGGGAATAATGCAATCATTGCTTATCACATATTCACCAAGGCAAACATCTCGTCAGAGGAGAGCAATGGTGTGGCCTTTAGTCTTAATCCCGAAGTTGTGGATTATGTGTTCGATATGAGTCAAGGATATGTACGGCACCCAGCTGACATTGCTCGTATAGGACGTGTTGAACGCATGCCAATGATGTATTACTACTTATTTAAGAAAACAGAGCGTTGGAAAAATAGAGAAGTACATCTTACGGTTGTAGAGATTAAAGAATATCTTGGTATGCGGGGAAAGAAAGTACAGACGAATGAAGGAATGCGAGGACGACCTACAAAAGATGGAGAAATAAAAGAGTCTTATCCCAAGTTCTCGAAGTTTAATTCATTTGTACTTGCAAAAAGTATTGATGATATAAACCGATTGAAGCAGGAAGGGTTGCTCGACGTGTGCATATCCTACGAACCTGTCTACAATGGCAAGCGAAAGGTGGGAAATCCGGCTTTCATTCGCTTCAATATCTACGACACAATAGACGAGATGCAGGAAGCCACCAATCCTGAAGCTTATCAAGCATCACTTTTCGCCAAGCAAGAAGAGGAAAAGAAGCAACAAGAACCCATTATTGAGGATTACCCAGGCAAGTATGCCGAGGAATGGAGCCAGTTCTTGCAACAATACAATGGATATTTCAAGCCATGGTTGGAGAGGTCGCACCATTATGGTGCCAATGCTTCCGGCTTCATCTCAATTAGGTTTGACGATAAGCAAACGCTTGACAGCTTTAATGCAGAATGCGAGAAGCCCGCTAACAAGAATGAGTATGACCGCATGATGCGCACGTTAGCAAGCATCATAGGCAAGGCAGCCGCGCGTGTATTGGTGCGTGGCGTTAAGTAGTATATCAACCTTAAAAAACGAAATTATAATGAGACAAAGTATAAGAAAATGCGCAATGGCAGTATTGGTAAGTTTGTGCGCGCTTGCCGGAATTACATCTTGCTGTGACGATAACGACCCTTTTTCTATAACATCATCGAACATTGACAAATATTTGTATGGCAAGATATGGTCCTTGTGGGGTAAGGACAAAACCGAATACACATTTTACAGAAACCACCTCGTAATGAGTTATAGTACCGGAGACAAAATAGTGGGTGGCATGCTTACGTATGATACAAGCCTTTATTTCGGCACATGGCATACGGAGGGCGACAAACTTATTACAAAGTTTACATCTGGGCCTTACAAAGATGTTCTGGAAAAAATTTTTTACGGCACACTTACCGTAACTGAACTTTCACGCGATAAAAACGAAATTACTTTCACAGACCCGAGTGGTAAAACTTGTTCCCTGAATCACTATTGGAATAGTCTTGACAGACGCACATTTACAGACTACACAGATGCCTCCGACCACGACCGAGCCTTACAAGGTAAGTGGAAAACGACGGTTTTATGGAGAAAAAATGGTGCAAACGGTATCCCCGTTGATTTCATTATAACAATAAACCAGAAAGGGGAGGCAAGGTTCCAGGCAGAGAGTGAGAACATAGATTTCACAACTACTTGCACCACAAAGAATGGTCATGTGACGTTCACACACATCTACTTACCCAATAGTTTGCAATATTCTTACATTTATGTGCGCACAGAAAAAACGTTGAAATTTTTCTCTGAGGACAATGCTTTTAGATCTTGGCAATGGGAAAAGGTATAGCGGTTGCGTTACTGCCAACCTGAACACTTATGCTTGATTACACCGTACTGCTTGATGTGGGCAGTACGGTGTTTTTTCTTGTCCGTCCGGTAAAAAAATAAAGTTCTACATTTGCCATGTCATTCAAAACAAACAAATATGCGTAAATGTACTTTTAATTTTATAGGAATGCTCTGTGCATTGTTACTGCTTGTGGCATGTGCTTCATCGCGCAGAACAATATCGAATGTGTCGTCAGAAACGATGGATAGTTTGTCGCTGTCTACCTTTGACAGCTTGAAACATTCCGAAGTGCGGCAGGGTAGTATTTCTGCAAACAAGTCCGATAGCAGCTCCGTCAAACAAAGTGTTCATGAAAGTGGCTCTGACGAGGAGATGATTACCGAACACATTACCGAAACCGTTGATGCGAGTGGAACTAAAACTACCACCATAGACAGAACATCAAAGCGCACTGGCAATTACAATCGCCAGACTGACACGGATATGCTTCGCAAATATCAAGAAGCACAGTTGGCGAAGTTTATTGACAGTTTGGATAGTGTGGCGAATAGCAGGGCGAATGCTTATAAGGCACATTGGGAAAAAAATGATAGTTTGAAAAATGAAAATGAGAAGAACACTTCAGACATAAAACCTTCATCTATATGGGATCGATGGCGAACTATATTGGTAGTGGTTGTTATTCTGTCTGTACTCTTGTTCTACGTTCGCAGCAAAAAAAAATAGTATGGGAAAGAACAAACACGCAATGATGGAAATATCGGATCAGCCGCAAGTGATGCTGCAAGATTTCGTAATACCATCAAAAATAAAGGCATTTTGCAATCAATACGAGCCACAAGACCATTGGACTGAAGATTGTGATACGTTTACTGACTATCAACTTCGCACCTACTTCAAGGCGGTGGTGTGTCCTCTTGGCGACCCATTGTCCTTGTATTTGCAAGAGTTGGAATTGCGAGGCTTTAAGATGCAGAATGACGTATGCGGAGAACCTGTAATATATTGTAAAATCAAATCATAAGGAAATGAACAAGAAACCACATTATTTTTATCGTGTTGCCGAAGATACGGAAGTAGGCAAGCAGCTTAAAGAATTTATGAAGCAATGCAACGAAGCTGCAAAAACCGCCCGCCAATGGGTTGAGCGTCAAGGCGCAGATACTTATTACGAGTCACCGAATGGCATGGCCGGAGGTGTTGCCGCAGTGGAATTTGACAAGGCTGTGAACAAAGAAGGTTGGGAACGCATGGAAACGCCAGACGGACACGCCTATTTCGTTCCTCAAGAAGATAGTGCTATTGAGCGAGAAATGTATGCCTTGCCTATTGTAAGTGAATTTGCGCTGATCCCGATATTGTCATTTAAGAAGAGAGTAAATGCGAAAGGGCAGCCGGTGCCATTTACCTTTGGCGATAGTACGCCTATCATCTTCCTGCATCATGGCTATTGGTATATGGATGTGCCTTACGAATGCGATGGTGAAGGGTTAAGCCTTACTACCGAGAAAAAATTTTACCGCAGTCGCTTGGCTGCGGTAAATGAAAAGTAGCCTCTTGCTGAATTATACCAGCAAGCACCCCCTCACATTGCTCCTCCAGGAAACAAGAGGTTGGAACAAAACGCCCATTTTGTTCCAACCTCTTTGTTGTTTCGTTTGATTTGCCTAAATCGCTTTAATCATTTGCATGGTTCGTATTCTCCTTGGTATTTAAGGCTCTGCCACCATGCCATATTCTCTGCTTCTGTTCTGTCCGTCTTGTAGCAGTTGTGTGAGCTGTTCTATTTGCTCTTGTTGTTTGACTATAATATCTAATAGTTTTTGTTGCTGAGCAATATGTTCAGCGTTGTTTTCCGCTTGTCTCTTTTGCAGCTCAATCAATAACGATAGTTCTGTGTTATTGCCGCTTGTGACATCGTTATCGCTGCACTCGTTTTGTTGAACATTTTCTTTTTCGATTGGAATGGCATTCGGAATAATCGATGGCGTAAGCGTTACGTCTATTGGGCTGAGCGGCCTTCTTTCTCCAGGCTGCCTTGTTGCCATATCTGTAAGATAACCACCTTCCGGCTCAAATAGAGCCTTTTCGGAAGGCTCCACATTGCTTTCACATGGTTCACCCGTGTTGCAGATGAAAGCTGAAATTGGTACATTGAAGGTGTTGCAAAACCTCAAGATACTTATAACAGGCATAGCACACTTTCCCAGTTCCCACACGCGCAAACTGTTGTTGGATTTAGTGCCGATTGCTTGTAGAATGGAATTGACGGAGATTTTTTTATTGGCTTCCATCCATTCTGAGAGGAAGGAGTAATTGTACTGATACTTCATAGCTCAAAATTTTTATAGTAGAAAATCTAATCTAAAAGTAGAAAAGAAGAATAAAAACAAAGGTAAACTTTGGTGTTTCAATTCTTAATTCTTATCTTTGCAACGAAAATAAAAATATAAAACAAAATGACCAAAGAAAAACTTCGCAAAATATTGAAAGAAAGTGAAGCATTGGATATTAACTCTATTCCAGTAGAGGAAAAGAAGTCAATCCAGACTTTTTTTATGGATTATGGCTTCACTATGTCTACTTTTTATCTCCGCTTTTTTCAGAAAGGTTTTTCAGAGTGGGAAATTCTTGGCGTTGAAAATTGCAAAGAACAATTTTTAGCTTTGCCAGATGTGGCCAAATGCCTGTTAGACTATGTTGAGACAGATGTGCTTGGTGCTACCCTTGGCGACAAGGGGTATCTGTATACGTTAGCCAAGAGCGACAAACCCAATGTGTTTTACTCATGCCTGAAAAAAGCGCAAGGTGGACTTTGCGTAAGGTTTAGTGAGTTTATGGCGCAAAAGGGTATGAGTTCGGGCACTACCATCAAGCGTTTTACCGATGAAAATTGGAAACCTTGGGAAAACATAGGCATTCAAACATTATTAGAAGCATATATAGTATCTGTACATGATTGATATAACATTTGATTTTGAAACTTGTGCGCTTTCGCCCAATGCGGCTGTCATGAGCATGGCTGCCGTAGTCTGGGACAGAAATGGTGAAGATACGCCTTTTTACACTGATGAAGATCGTTTGAAATATCCCACCTATTCCGCGCATGTCGATTTGCGCAGCATGTTTATCGACGGGTTCGATTTCGACAAGCGCACTGCCGAGTGGTGGGGCTCTCAGAGTGATGAAGCGAAGGCGAATGTCTTAGCCGCTGATAATTACGACGAGCCATGCTTGCCAATAAAAGATGTAGTAGAAAACTTCTTTAGTTGGGTGAGCGCAGTTGAGAAGTCTGTGCAAAGTTCTGATGTCAATCTCTGGTGCCAAGGTTCAGACTTCGACATTGCCATATTGCGAAACATCTGCAACAAGTATCATATTGATTTGCCTATTAAGCATAACCACTTCCGCGACCATCGTACATTTTACATGGAGGGTGCGAAAACCTTATGCGATATAGCCGGAGCAGAATTTGACCCAGCAAGGGCTTATGCTATGGTAGATGACTATGAAGGCAACGGTGTTAAGCATGACCCCACATTCGATTGCCAACGGAGCATTGCTTCCACTTGGCAAATGATGAAGCACCTCCGCAGTCTGAAAATCGAAAAAGAATAATGCCTCATGCGGTTGTTTAGCTACCTTCATTATCCATACTTCCCAAACCGGCAAAACAAGAAGGTATCCGGACGTCCCACACCTTATAAGTATATGCACCGCATTGCTTATACGGAAACTGTGCGTGGCGTGAATGACGAATATCCCGCCTTGCTCTTTTATGGTGCTCCGTTTGAGTTGGTAAAAGATGCTTGCAACAATCTGTTCCGGCAGCTGCAAGGCAATTTGGATAATCTATTGATAAGCAATGAGCATTCATGCCGGGTGCGTAATGGCAAATGCTATTGGCGTGTTGTGGTGTCAGTGGTTAATCTTAACGAGCAATTTCTCTCGTTCGAGACATTCACCCAATTACTCATTTCACACATGAAGAGCATAAGCAACTGCACCATACGGCATTACCGGACGGGAACGTTCCTCAATCTATAAACACACAAATGGGTTGGAACTTGGCGGGAGTGGTGACACCTCGCAGAACAAAGTACCAATGGATAGCTTTCCCGCTGTTCGTTGTTCGTTGGAACATAGGAACAAGTTCTTTTCCTTTTCACTTAACAATTATAACGAAGCTATAATAATGCTGTTCCACCCTATTATAAATCGTCTTGCCAATATAGACCTGCTTTTTCTTGTAAAGCAGGCCGACGAGCAGCATTTTGAGGATCAGACTGCTTGCTTTTGCCCATTCTGCCAAAAGAGGATGGGTGATGGCACGGAGGCATCCGTTGGCAAGAGTGATGGGCATGACACACCCCACTTTATCATATATAAGGACGAACGAGGCGGTTTGTATAATGGGGTAGGAGTGGACGACGACAGACGGGCGCAGCAAGGTGCCGTTCATTGGAAATGCACCAAGACCGGCAAGCAAGGCTATGGAGCACTGGAACTTTATGCCGCTATGCGCAATCTCCCCTTGCATGGTGCCAATCTGCTGCGTTTGTGCCGCGATTTGGCTGTGAGAGCTTATGGTGACAACGACAAAACTCGTGCGGCGTTTCCTATGCTTTTCGGCAAGATGGACTACCGCACCATAGCTCCGCAAACGATTGATACCTTTTCGTTCATGCCGAAGGCGGATTTTAATCCGCAGGAGCTCGCCGCGCTTGGTTGTGACGTAACTCTTGTAAAAGGTCTCCCAACCTTTGGCTTTGGCAAGGATTTTACCACGCAAATGCTGAATGACGATTTCCGCATTTATGCAGTTGACCAAGTAACGCTGCCCAATGTGGTGCGCAATGGTAAAAAGGTTAGCGAGGTTATTTATGGCACGCCTTGGAACCCACTTTTCGTATGTTTCGCCACCGATGTAATTGCACCTCAAGGCTCATGCGGTTGTCTGTTCCGTCCGGCCATGAAGGACGACCCCATCGTTTTCTCAACTACCGACGACCATAGCGTGCGCAAGGTGAGCCGTTGGCTGATGGGAGACAAGGTGTTCACTTATGCCATGGACCACCGAGACAGTGCATCTACCGCCGTACATGCAGCTATTGAATTGTTCCAGCCCGACGAGGATTATACCAAGGGAAAAGACGTATGGGTAGAGAACGTAGATAAAGTGGGTGATAGCAAAGGCACTTACCACCTTATACAAGAACCCATAGAAACGGCCGACATCAAGGCTCGCCACATCGTGTTTTGCCGCACGCCCGAAGATGCTCTTTCAGTCTATTACGCCATGCGCTCATTGCGCATTGACAAAGAGGGCGACCCACACTTCCAAAAATATTGTTGGTATCACGTGGCATTCAGTATCGGACGGAGAAACTTCTGGTACATCGATCGTGGTGAGTGGCGACAAGAAAAGCTCGAATTCAATGCCGTGCAATATCAGAAAATGAACCGTTTTGCCGAGCGTGTGGTCATGCTTTACCCCAATGACATTGCCAGTCAGCGCGATTGCGGAGCCATTGCCACCAAGTATAGCGACATCTGCTATGCCATGTTGCCCGAAGCCTTCCGATCTCGTTACAACCAGCGTTGGCAATGGCTTTATGGTTGTTCGCCTCGAAGTGTGCGCGACTACATGATGACGTACCGCATGACGGACGAGGACAACTTCCAGTTCGACCACGATATTCGCATACCACTGTATTCCCGTTTGCGTAGTGCAAAGAACACCGACCCATTCGAGATAGAATATCCGCGTGATCCGCGCAGCGGCAAGCCAAAGCCTCCTACCTGCAAGGTGTCTCCCACCAAAGTATGGCTCCTTATGAGCGCTCACGGATATTACCGCATGGTCGACCCCGAAAGCACCGACCTTGTGGGACAATACATTCATTTGGACAGATGCTTTGTGGAATATATAGATGTAAAGAGCATCATTCAAGCAGTAAAAAGTTTGCTGTTAGAGTTTATCGAACAGAGTTGGCGGCACAACGACCAAGAGCAACGCTTAATGTCTGATTGCGCCAACATGGTTGACAAAACCTTCACTGAAAAATCAGCGGGCGGCTTGCAAAGCATGGTGATAAAGTTCTCAGATGCCTTCGATGCGAAAACGGAATATTTCTACTTCCGCAATGTGGCATTAAAGATAACACCCGACGCTATTATACCCATGTCGTATGACAAAATAAACTTCTTTATTCCGGCGTTGGCTCGCAAACCTTATGACTTCACCATGCGTGTTTTTCATGCGCCATTCATCATAAAGGAGAGCGACGAATACAACTTAAAGTTGCAAGCCATTAACCAAAAGGAGGCAATGCGCAACGAGGACGGTTCGCCAGTGTTCTCTACCTTAGAGATAGGGCAAATGCGGGCCGAACTTGAAGAATGGGCGCAAACCTATCGATGGGAAGTTGACTGGCAAGGCAAACGCGAACAAGATCTTTGGCCTATCCTCCGTATAGTCAGAGGTTGCTCCAACGTGCTTTGGGAAAAAGAACAAGAGGCTTATCGCAACAAAAAAGAGTTGCCCTCTATCGACCAATCGGTCATAGCAGCGCATTTCGCCAATATGCTTTCGTGCATAGGCCGTTTATGTTACCGCTCATGGGACACGATGCAGAGCATTTGCCCCTATCTGCTGGAGGATAATATTGTAGACGAAAAACAAGCGAGTGGTGGTTCTGGCAAGTCAGTCATGGTAAATCTTGTGGTGGGTTCAGCGGTGAATGTACTCAAGGTAGACATGAAAGAGTTTCTTACCATTGCCGATGCTAAGTTTTGTCTGTCCGACTTGTTAGTCTATCCAGGCAAATACAGAGTAGTGCATTGGGAGGACAAGCCCAAAGGCTTCCCGATGAAATACTTCTATAACAAGGTCACATCGGGCACAAAGGTTGAAAAGAAATTTGGCGACCCTGTAAATATGCCGTTAGAGGACTCACCGCTGAATGTGATTACAAGCAATTCGCCATTGTCTGATGATGACGACTCTACGGTAGGCCGTTTCCCTCTGGTATCTTTTTCTGACCGTTTTGCCCGAGCCAATCCTCAAAAGCGGAAGCCCGCACGTTCGCCAAAGGACGTAATGCGGAACTTCCGCATGGAACCGGAGAAACTCACCGACACCGACCGCAACCAAACCATCTACCTCTGTGCTTTGGCAGTTCAGTTCTTGATGCGTTACCACACGTTTGCCATTGCACCGCAAGAGAATGTGCGTCGCCGCCAAATGGTGCAGAAACTCACGGAGAGCATAGTCCGCTACTTCGAGTGGTTCTTCTCCCGAAATGAAGTTTATGGTGTACCCATCTGCACTGACGATATGTTTAACGAGTTCATGCGTGATTGGGCTGATGCCTCCGAAGGCAAAAGCAAGGAGTACAGCCGTGCCACCTTCAAAAAGAAGATATACGACTATTGCGAGAATATGTCTATCACCTGCAACCCCAAGCACCTCTTCGAGAACGACAGCGACAAGCAGCGCAAATGCTTCAAGTTGCAGGCATGGGTCACACAAGAATACTTTGTAGGCCGTGAGTGGGAAAATGATAACACCATTGAGCCAAAGTTCATAAGGTATCTGCAAACGTCAAAGCATGTGTTCTTCTTCTTCCGTCCAGGAAAGGACGAGGTGCCAAAGGATTACAAGGAGCTAAAACGTATTGCCCGTGCCTTTGCCGAAAGGCCCGACCCATTACCCTACAAAGATGAGAATGGAAATATCGTTACGCTTTCCGAAGATGAGAAAGAACGATGGGAGAACTACCGCACTCGCAAACAGGGTAGGAGAGTGATTACACAAGTAAACAATCAAAACGCCACGACCAATGTGCCACAAATCGAAGAAAAAGATTTACCGTTCTAACTGCTTCGACTGGCCACGCGACAACAAAACGCCCAAGGTCCACCCCAAAGCCAGTACCATTGTTGGAGCAGACAAGGTTTTTAGCTGTTTCCAATTATCATTATTCTAAAACAACACCAAACAAATAAACCTCAATAATTATGGCAAGTTACAACGGGAGTATTGACCTCCTTGCGCTCAATGGCGCACAAGTTTTTACAGGTATCGACTCAAAGAACCCCAACCGCGCATTCGTGTGTGTGCCGGTTGATCTGAACGAAATCAGACTGACCACCTCACGTAATGATGCCAACAAGCAGATAGCAGGTCTGCGCGTAAACATTTGGCCACTCAACGAGGCTTATAAAAATGCCGTTCGCCGTTCTGCACAAGAGCGAGGTGATAGTAATGCCAATGTGCCCACACACGAAATGCAACTTTCTTACTCTGTGCAGTATGTAAAGGACATTGCCAAAGCTTTTCCCAAATTGGTGGAACAAGTAAAGGAGCAGAACAAAGAACGTGACCCAAGCATCATGACCCAAGATGTGCAAGATGAGAACAGCCACTTGTTCAAGGCGCTCCGCAACCGCATGAACAAACGATTGGCCATGTTCTATCAGCCACAGAGCACTCCGCAGCAAGCCACTTATCAACAACCCGCTTTTGCTCAAGCCGGTACAGCCACCGCCTATGTGCCACCCGCCAATACCGAGCAGACGAGCCAACCACAATGGGGCGAGAACTTCAATGAGTCCGACCTCCCATTCTAACCCTAAAAACAAAACAGCCCAATGAAACTACAAGCAAAATCCTCACGCGAACTTTGGAAATTTCTTCAAAAATCTTCAAAGTGTGTCGCTGTAAAAAATACCATTTCAATTCTCGACCATGTGTTACTGACCGAGAATGCCGAGGGCGAGTTCCTTTTTACTTCATCTAATGGAGATGCACAACTTACCATTGCGGCACCAATTACGATGATTGATGGCAAGTTGAAACAGCCCATAGCCCTGCCCGTTGGCCTTATCACCCCTTTCTTGTCTACACTGCCCGATTGCGCCATTACCATGACATTAGACAGTAGCACCCACACCTTGTTGCTGGAATATTGCACTGGCAAGGAGGGTAATGTAAAGGAAGGCAAAGTATCACTTACCTACCAAGAAGGCGATGCCTTCCCTCTGTTGAGAACCGTTTCCGACAAAGTAACGCACATTGTACTTCCGCGCACCAAGTTTGAGAGCATTGTGACCTATGCCACTGATTTTGCACCGCGCAACGACCTGCGCCCCATTCTTGCATCATTGTGCATTGACATAGCTGATGATTTGTCGGACATCACCTTTGCCGCCACGAATGCGCAGCTGTTGTTCAGAATGGTGTATAGTAATGATCCCGAACGAGGCGGCAGCAATTTCTTTGTAAGTGGGGAGCCAACGCGAATGTTGGTAAATTCTTGCTACTTCCGCATACTTTCCGTGTTCGACGATTGCGAAACGATTGACATTGAAAGCGACGACCGCACCATTCGCTTCAGTAGTGGCGGCATGGAATTGCTTTGCAAGGCTACTGAGGGCCGATACCCCAATTACAAATCGGTCATTCCTGCTAACTGCCCATACTTCATCAGTTTCGACAAAAAGGAAATGCTTGGCGTACTAAAGCGTGTGGGACTATTCAGCGACAAGAACAGTAACAAGGTTATTTTGAAAAAGGATGGTCTGTTCCTCGACATCAAGACACAAGACATTGATTATTCAGTAGCAGCCGAGGACCAAGTAATCCTTACTGACGCACAATGCGAAGATGGATTTGGCATAGGGTTCAACCTTTCCAGGCTGACAAGCTGCATAGAAGCCATCGACGGCGACGAAATCCGCATGCAGCTGATCGACTCCAGTCATGTGGCATTGATGATGGCCCACGTGCCGGCACCCGACACAATCACATTATGTATGCCGGTGCTATTTAACGACTAAAAAAACGTATAACGATTAAAACAAACACTGATGGACGACACTTTACTTTTCATTCCGCCTTGTTGCGTTGACAAAAAATTGCCTCGTGCAGTCATGCAAGCCCCCCATCGCGCTTTGACATTTTACACGCATGGCGATGTAACGATGGAAAAATTTTATCGTGCTGTGAGTTATATGGTCATTGATGCCCACGTGATGGTTATCGCCATGCCTGCGGTGGAGCCCGAAACGTTGGTGTTCGTCCAACAATGTTTTGAGCGAAAATGGATTACGCACCTTGTGCTTTCCACCTCGCGAGATTGTCAAACGTTGGTGCAGCGCTACCTGGGCGAATATCTCGACCGCATATTATACACCAATGGCAGCGATGTGACAGACCTTTCATCTCACCTTGTGCTTTACAATGCCGACCGCGCTTTGGTGCTGAATGGCCCCATGTACGAGCGTCCGTTTAATGGCACCCGATTGGTAGCCTATAATATGGTGTTCTACCCAAATCACAGTCTCTCGGCATCGCAACACGATTGGGGCAACCCCCTGCGCAATGTGTTGTTGCCCGATGTGCTTCGCCACCGCAAGGTGCTGAACAAGGAACAAAAGATGTCGTTACTCGCAGCACTCTCGCATTTCATTCACTTGGAATTTCCACCTTACGACGAATAATCATGAACACTCGCCCAAGACAATCATACGTCAACCTCCGCCAATACACAGAGAAATGGCAGTGGATAGACCCACGCTCCAAGCAGTTGGTTACGGGCTATGTTCACCCACAGACCGCCACCCATGTAGAGCGCCACCCGTTCTATATCAAGTTCCTCACCAAGACGGGCCATGTCGACGAAGGCCAGTGCGTTTGCCTCTCGGTCGACACCATGCGCCACCAGCGTAAGGTAAAGTTTGTTACGAGCAGTGAGATACGTGTGGTCAACGACATATTGGTGCTCGAGGTGGACGGCACACGGTTTATAACGCACTAAAAAAATGAACGAATATTCTTCTGTTAGGACATACACATTTGATTAGGATTAAGTTCATAGCCTCTTCTGGTTCGGGAGAATAGGAAGAGTTTTTACTAACGAAACAAAAACAAAGAAATATGTGGAACCCATTCAAACGAAGGAAAAACCGGAAGCAACTCCGCGAGTTAGGTTTGATCTCTAAACAATTCGCCCTGGTTGGTGAGTTTGCTCGCAGAGGACTCATCTATTGGAAAGCACAAGACAAGATCTTGCTCCTTGAAGAAAGTCTTGCCACAATCAAGTTAGCAGAGGGAAAAGAAGGCTTTCAGCATTTTCTCGATCAAGTGGCCGCTTGGCAAAACTATCAGCTCATCAACGAGGCTTATGAGGCGCATCGCATTAAGGTTGAAACTGAGGCGGTGCGCAAGGCACAGAAAGACAATCCCAATCTGTCTAACTCCGACATCTACCGCATTCGCCAGTTTGCACGCAGCACTATGGGCGAAATAGACCTTGAGAGTTTAGATGTGCTGAAGGAGTTCGACATCATGATCATTCGCCCCTCGGCACCATCGGCCAAGGCCGCAACCGAGGCAAATGGCCAGTTGCTTGCAGTAGGCCACTACGATGGCAAACAAGTGGAGATGGCCATGTACGATGACATTAAGAACACCGTAATGCAAACAGGCGAATGAAACGCAAATACCGACTGAAAGAACTTGTTGTCGAAAATATCGAAGCCTACTTCAATACACCTTATGCCAACGAGTGCCCCACCTACAAGGTATTCTTGGTGCAAATGCGTGTATGTGGCATTTGGATTACCATTCGCTCCTACGACGGCCCATGCGAATGGTTGATGGAACAACAAGCCAAACTGTTACTTGAAACGTTAAACCGATAAATACATTCACATTATGCTACAAAAAATAAAGGTATGGATCATCCGGAAATTAGGCGGTTTTGTCGCTGCCGACATAAAGCAAACTGACCACAACTCCTACCAAACGGGCGTTTACATCACACTCGTTTCGCTCCGTCTTTTTGCCGACAACATGAATGGTGTGCCAGCCGAAGAGTGGTGCAAGCGCATGTACGACCACTTGACCACGAGCATTCGCCAACAGGAAACTTCGGCCGCCGAAGAATTTGCCAAACACCACGACGCCCTATGATCATTTGCATTATCACACTATTGCTCCTTCCGGCACTGATGCGCATAGCCTTCCTCTTTGGTGTGCGCAAAGGCCGAGAGCACCTTGTACGCGACAGAGCCAAGGCTTTCGACCGAGGCAGCACTGCGGGCCATGCCCGTGGCGAACTTGAAGGATATAAGAAAGGATTTGCCGAGGGCGAAAAGATCGGGCTTAAGAAAGGACGCGACGAAGGCTTTGCCGATGGCCACCGCTATGGTGCATCACAGCGATATAATGAAGAAGCACTCCGCGCCATGGGCTTGCATTTCACTAACGATGAGCACATCAACGCCAAACGATAACGCGGCATTATCCGCAAAGGAAACATTTTAATCAAAGAAAAAGCAGTCTATGTTACCAACCAACAGCCACCAAAAAGGCATGCCGGCAGTGCTTGCCCACTATCTGCCTTCCACCCACGATGTGAAAAGTCTTGATGACCTGTCAGAACTATTCCTGACCACCCGAAGCCGCATATTGGCCGAGAGTAATTCGCGTGAGATGGATTTCATCGACCAAGAAAAGAAGTTGCGTGCTGACCACGACAGCACCATAGCCGAAATGGAAAACCACCTCCGGTCCTTACAAGATGAACTGAACCAACTTATCCACCGTCGCGACAGTGCCGTGCGTATGCTCCATTCCGACCGTGAATCGTATAAGGCCGAAGTGCAGACCCGCTTGTGCATGCTTGACCTTTGGTTGCGCGACAAGCGGGATGACTTCAAGCAGAGGGAAAAACAAGCCTTGCTGACTGCTGCAAGTAGTGGGGAGGTTGCACTATGAGTTACACACGAACGCCCCACAAGCTTGCCGACCCCGACAATCGCAACTATATATGCTACGACAGCCTTGCCGACCGTTCGCCACGCATGGAGGGCACCGCCATTTCATTAGTCTAAGAACAAAACAAATTCAAACAAACAAAATCAAACAAGTTATGCAAAAGTTATTCCGCGCTATGGGCTGCGCATTCGCCCTTGTTCTTGTCATTGCCTTTGCCTTAGCCGCCGCAGTGGGTGTGGGCTATGCCATAATGGCCTTTGTCACTGCATTGCCATGGTGGTGCAGCTTTGGCATATTGGCCATCGCGTTCATTGTGCTCACCCTGTTGCTCCACTATAAATTCAACAACATAAAGCATCATGAAGCAAGACCTTATTAACACGCAAACCGCACATTGGGAGGTCGAAGCCTTAGACAACGGCATGACCATTGCCGATGCAGACACCTTGCAAAAGGAAGCCGCTCTTTATGCTGACGCCGACAACTGCAGCCCCGAAAACATTTAGCGCCTTCTTGGCCAATGGCTTTATGGTGAGATAAATCGTTTCTTTGACAACACGGGAAATGTAAAGGCTGGCATCACCATTCAAATTCATAATTTCATATAGAAATGAATAAATCCTTGAGTGAGCATTATTTGCAATGGAATGCCGAAAAGAAATGCGTTGAACCAGTGCCAGAGAAGAATGAGAAGCCTGCTGCGCAGTTCAAGTTGGAGCCTTTTGACAAGGTGCTGGTGCGCGACGGAGATGATGACAACTGGACATGCGACTTTTTTTTAGCAAAGACGAAGTTGGCCTGTATGATTGTGCCGACACCAGTTGGTGTCAGTGCATACCCTACAACGACGACACAAAGCATTTGCTCGGCACAAGCAAGCCTTACAAGCCCCAGGCGTAACACACTTTGTCCGTACCACCGAAAGGACCTTTTGTAACTTTGCCCGTGAGCATACGAAAAACAAGTTTCGCGCGAAGATTTTCAAAACTTCGCGCGAAGATTGAAAAAGTTTCGCGCG